TATTAATATCTCCCTTTAAATTTATAGAAACCAACTTAATCTTTTATTTTTCCTTTATTATAACTTTTACTGTAATTTAACAATCTTTATATCAACTATATAATTTACAGGTATACCATAATCCATTTTACCTACATACAATTCACAATATATCAATAGTCTTTATTAAAAAATCCGCTACTCAAAAAGTAACGGACTTAAAATTATTTATGTTTTTCTATGAATTCTCTCATCAATTCAGAAATTGCAGCAGTCTGACTTACTTGTACTTTTCACTTGCCTTGTCTGTACTGACCGATTACCTTTCGGCATTTTTTATTCCCATCTTTTTAATAAAATATATGATAAATTTTACAATTCCTATTGCAATAAAATATATTCCTAATTTAAACAACATAATATATGCATTGCCCCCTTTCATGTACATTGCCACTCTGACAAACCATGTGGTCTTCGAACCTTTTATTTTTTTGACATTGCGTATCAACCTATACATGGTATCAAAAAGCCGCAATCCCTTGAGACTGCGGCTTTTGTGCATGTTTTTGACTTTTAATAATTAGAACTTGCCGTTGTCAGCAGCTTCCTGAATCTAAACAGTGAAGTGTCTATTTATCGCACGCATCGGCGTTTTTGTTACCTGTATGTTTCCTATTCATCAATTTTTATACCTATTCAGCACTTCTCACGGCTTATTTAGCATTCGTCTCCGGCATACACAAAACCTGTCTCTTCCCAAAACTTCATCGGGGAAATGTAGTAATCGTACTGGCTGCTCCCTTCCTTCTTGAAAGCAACTCCGAATTTCAGAAATCCAAGGATAATGCCCTGGCGTATAAACTGCTGATCCTTTTTCATTACTCTTGCCGCTACTGCCACCGGTACATTTTCGCCAGTGAACTCCGGCACTTCTAAATATACTTTACTCTTATCCATTTGTCAACTAACTCCTTTCTCTCTGTGCTGCAGTCAGAGCATTCACAATATCCTCTGCCTTCTTTGGCCCGATGCCCTTCACGCCCAGGATAACTTCTCTCACTTCATTCTCGGTCAAACCTTCCGCATCTTTCATACCGTCCGCATGGCCTGCCTTGTATAAATTCTTGCAGAATGCATCCATCTGCTGATGATCCATTCTCTTAACATCCTTATATGTTTTTCTGTTCAATGTGTACTGTTTCATCCTTCGCCCTCCTATACAAACGGTAGCTCGCTGTCGTCTCCTGCAGGCATAAATCCATCATTCCCCGACTGTGGTGCCGGTGCAGGCTGTGTGTTATAGCCTCCTACGTTACTGCTCTCTGCGTTTTTGCTCTCAGCGAACTCCTGGTCCTCCGCAACAATGTCTGTCGTATATACTCGCTGACCGTCCGTGTTGGTGTAGCTGCCAGTCTGTATTCTTCCAGTCAGTACAATCTTCGTTCCCTTATGCAAATATCTCTCAGCAAATTCAGCCGCTTTGCCAAACGCAACGCACTGAATGTAATCTGCTGAGTTCTCCTGGCTTCTTCCTCTTCTATCTACCGCCAGGGTGTAGCGAGCTACTGCCGTAGCCTGCTCTCCCTGGGAATATCTAACCTCCGGATCACGTGTAAGGCGACCCATTAAAATTACCTTGTTCATCTACTCCGTCTCCTCTCTTTGCACAACCGGCTGACCTTCAACATTGTAATCGTACCCCAAAACTTCTGTGCCATTGATATAATCACAAAATGCCTGGCACTCTTCCTTTGTTGTGAAGAATACTTTTCTCAATTCTTCTGTCTCTATTTCTTTGAAATCCTTATTGTGATCCACTACTACCTTCGCATATTCAGCACGTGGGCCTCCAACAAAATACTCTTCTCCTCTGTCTCCTTTCGCCATGTACCATGCCATGAACTCTCTATTTCTCTCGCTTAATTCGTATAGCACATTCTCTTTTGGGTAATACACCTTCTTGCTCACTCTGCAGCTGCACTCATCGTCCACGGTTTTCCCGGACGGCAATGCTACCTGGATTCTTCTGTTTTTGTCGCACTTATCGCATTTCTTTTTATACCGATAGTCCCAGCTTACCGCCCAAAGAGTAACCTTGAAATGTTCCATTAACTCTTTCAACCTGGCTTGCTTGGCTTTGCTTTCTGCATTCCGTATCGCCCTGTCGCACTCATCTTTCTTTCTCTCAAAGTCTTTCTTCACTGACTCGAAGTTTCTCTTAATACCCTGCAGTTCCTTATTCTCTTTACGCAGTTTCTCGATTTCATCGTTGATTTCCTTTTTTACCGATTCTCTAAGCTCATTCTTTAACTCTTCGATTTTCTCGTCAAATTCGCTTGGCTCAAAATAATCTCCATCATCCCAGTAACACATGATTTCTTACCTCCTCCACTTTTTCTATTTTTAACACATAGTATAGTTTGCCGGGTTCCGCACCCCACTCCGGCTTGCCTTTTCCAAATTGCAGGGTGCATTTGCAAACAACTTCCGGCGAATCCTTCGAGTACCCATTTCTGAATACTACTAGTACCGGCCACGGCTTCCGGATTTCTTCCGGTGCTGCCTCTCCATATACCATCTGTCCGCCTACCAGGAGAAAACCGAACGCATTCATAAACCGGCTGTCGTAATATGGTTTGATTTCTCTATACTCTTCTTTCTTTTCTCCGTAGACAATCATATCAAACCACTTTTTTTATTGGTAGCGTCAGCATCGCCCTCCACCTTCCTTCTTTTTCAGATATTTTTCGCATTTCCGGTATATTTCCGGATCGAACTCTTTCCGTTCATGCTCGTAGGAACTGTACTCTGCAGGACTGCATCCAGCGATCTGCGACATTTTCATCATTGTTATTTTGGCATCTTTCCTCAGTGCTGCAATATAGCCTGCATACATTCCCTTCTGACTGTTCAAGTTCTGAATCTTAATTCTTTCCTTGACTGCCTCCGACTCTGTAAATCTCTTCACTTGATAAATCTCACACTGCTCATTTTTGCAATCAAACAGGCATCCACGCCTGCCCCTTGGTCCATCGAAGAACCCTGCCACGTATTTCGTAGGTTCTTTGCAGGAATTGCATTTTGCATTCACCACCATACGTCAGTCCTCCCTTGGTTTATCTAGCAATTCCGTATGTTTCAATAAGCACTTCTTGCATCCGTTCTCTCTGAAACCATACTGGCATTTAACTTCAACCGGGATCGGGCAGAAATGACACTCTTTGAGGATGTATTCTGCCAGTTCGTTTTCTCTCTTCCTTCCGGCCATAATTTTGGCATTCGCCGAATCCAGTCTGTTATCTACGTGGCCGATAAAATCAGCCATCATTCTCATGGTTTCCTTGCAAAACTCTTCGTTGATTTTATATTCTTCCGGCGTGAAGTCATGCAAGAACAGGTCTATCCTTCTCTTTAATTCGTTTTTGTTTTTAATGTCCATCGCTCAACGCCTTCTTTCTATCTCGTGCTGCAGACCGGAACATCATCAACAGCATTTCTGATACTGGCCTGCTTCTATCTTTCCTCTTTGCCTTCTTGATTGCTTTGAGGTCGTACCACTCGCCCCGGTAGTTCATTCCATCCGGAACATATACACCAACCTGGTACGGAATCTCTTTCTCTACCTGCTCGTACACCTCTTCCGGCATCACGTAGTAGTTGTAGTCACCCAGGAAGTTGTGACCGTTCTTTGAATGGAAATCATCTACCGAGGACTTAACCTCATAGCAGTAGAAGTCTCCCTTCTCTATGCCGGACACTGTATTGTTTACCGGCTTGAATTTCATAAAATCCACTCGCACCGCATTCGTGGAGGCGTAGTCGAAAGTCACTTCCCTGGCCCAGTAAATTCTCGGATCATTGTCCGGGCAGATGTGCCGCTGGATTGATAGCGACAACATCGCCGTGATCTCCGGCCTGCTATTCATCTTCCTGCACCTCCTCCGTTGGTATTCCTGCGTAATTCAACGCCTGCTCATATGTCATGCCGTGATTTTTTATCTGCAGGCAGCCCTCACACATTCTCCTGTGCTTATCGTTATCGGATGTTCTCAACCGCTGCAATCTGTTCGGCACCGGCTCTAAGTGGCACCCGAAGCCACACACGCAACAGCCGGTTCTCTGTTCTCCTGTAAAGTACCAGTTGCCTTTCTTGTCCTGGTATGGCGTTCCATACACGCTGCAGATCGGAATGCACTGCTCTACCGCATACTGGATAACCTCATTCTTCGGCCAAAATCCCATAGGTTGGCTCTTTATTGTGTGACCGTCGTACACATTGCATCCCGTGTGGTTGTACTGGTTCTCTCTTCTGAAACTCTCGTCTTGTGTTATGCCGATAAATGGCTGTCTGCCTGTCTCCTTGACATACCTCTTGAACGGTTCTTTTTTTAGTGCCTCGCAACAATACTCCGAAATGTCTGCAGGCATCCGTTCCGTGTCCGTCAAATACTGCCACTTCTTCGCCAGCATTCCGAATTTTCCTCTCTTATCTCCGTTGAGCAAGTAGTTTCTGTATTTCTCGCTGAGCTTTCCATGTCTCAGTTTCCTAATCTTTCCTGCTGTATCTTTGCTTGTAATCGGAAATCCTTTGTTTTCACACACCCACTTAAAACTATGCTTCGGCCGGATCACTACCAACTCAATATCGAGTTCCGGGAACTGCTCTTTGAGCCATTCCGTATATGTCTTAACAAACTCTCTGATTTCCGGAAATTCCGTCCCTGTGTCCGCAAACACCAAGGGAATTTTACCGGTCAATTTATACTTTCTGTACGCCTGGCACACTATGTACGCCAAGACTGTACTATCCAGTCCGCCGCTGAATGATATGTAAACCTCTCCGTACCAATAATTCCACCACTGATATACTCTTACCATAGAGAATGACGGCTTCATCTCATACGGCTGGTACTTCATGCTTTTGAAACTGTCCTTTGGAAATTTCAAATCTTCTTCCAGTAGGTACATCTCGTGTCTCCTTTCTATCTGCTGAGCATTTTCTCAATCAGCTGGTCGTATAACAGCTTATAGTCCGGACCACTCTTTGCTTCCCTCAGCTCGGCTTTGGTTCTGTCGAGTTCCGCCTGCAGATTATTCAAATGTTCTAATGTGTCCGTATCTAACTGCCCTGGCCCACACTTCATTCCTAACGAAACCGCCAGGGCAATATCCAAATCCTGCACTTCGCTTTCTGTCAGCTCTCCAATCCACTCTCCAATTCTTTCCTCCGAAACCGTGGAAATCTGCTCGCACAAGAGTGTTGATGGTCTAAGTGCTGACTCAATATATACATGAGTCGGAAGGTCGGTCTTTGGTTTGGTCGTCATATATACCACTTCGACCGTGTTGCTGTTCGCATTGTTCTTATCGTTTGATACTATAACTGCTGGGCGCCCCCCCGCTGCTCACTTCCCTCTTCTCTGTAATTGCTTCTGACGTAGTAAATCTGTCCTCTCTTCATGCTACTTTGCACCTTCTTTCTTTACATATAAATCGCTGGTTCCTTCAACCACGCCCTTCTCTTCGTCGTTAGGAAACTGGAAGCCGTACTGTTCCAGTATTCCGTAGAACGCCTTCACCTTCTCACCTCTGACCGTGTTGTATGTGTAATTCCACTCAACCAAATCTGCGTCAGCGACCATTGCGGATACCAGGCAGAGAAGTTTCTGCAGTACGCTGAGTCCCTGCATTTTCTTACGTGCTGCTTCTTTTTCTTCTTCCGTCGCATTGTAAACCTCGCACCCAACAAAGAACTTAATCAGCTCGTTATGACCTGTGAATGTCTCCCAATCCATCATCTGCTCGAATAGCTCTGCCTCAATATTGCTTTCGTCTGTCACCTTCGGGATTCTTCCGGATAAAATGCCTTCGACGAACGCCTTTCTCGTATTGGCAGCCTCTTTCAGAATTGCCTTGATCTGCTTCTTGTTACGCATATTCTGCTTTTTGGCTTCCTCTTCCGGCGTAAGCACCTTCTTTTCCTTCTTTTTCTTACGGATCACGTACAATGTTCCATATCTTTCCAGGTAGAACATCGGCTCGCCATTGTCCTCGAACTTCATTGTCTTAGGCGGCTCCTTGTCGAGGCTGTAGTCCTTCATGCGTTCCCACTTATCCGTGTAAAACTCACTGTCCGCTTCCTTCGGAGCTTTCTTTAATCCCAGTTTCTTCATCATTGCCACGTACAACTTCATGTTTTCCTGGCGTTTCTGCTCCTTCTGAGCGTTGATTGCTCTTCTTGCCAAATCTCTCGAATCTGTGGAATCCTTCAAAATCTTGTCCCTGGTCTTTACGTCCTTGATCTTTTCCAGCTCGTACAAATCCGTAAGCGACAGCTGGTAGCCGTCCTGTCTCTCTTTCTCCATCAGCGTCTTGGAATCCAACTTTGCGATATTCAAGCGGTGTCTGATTGTTTTCTTACTAAAGCCGGTCTTTTCAGCGATTGTGTCCTCCGTTTCTCCCAAGTCAAGCATCATCTGAAATCCCTGGGCCTGTTCCCAAATCGTCAGATCATTACGCTGCATATTTTCTTCCAGCATCGTTGACATCTGCTCTTTGTCTGTCATGCCTTCTACAACCCTGCAGGGTGCCTCTGTAACGCCTGCCAGCTTAGCCGCCGCACTTCGTCTGTGACCGATGATTGTGATGTATTCTCCCGGTTCTCCTTCTTTCGGAATTACCGTCAAATTCTGCATAATTCCATTCTTCTTAATGGACTCTGCCAGCTCTGTCAAATCTCCGAGATCTTTTCTCGGATTATCCGGGTGTGGGTGGATATGCTCCAATCCAATAGTTACGATTCCTTTAACTTCCATTGCCTGTCCTCCTTAATCTCTTAGCCAATACCGCATATTGCGAATTTTATATTTCCAACGCTCACATTTGCGAGCTTTTATGGTAAAAAAAATTTACCCTGCTTCCTTCTGCAGCAATCGCAGAAGCGGATGCCATGGTCTTGTGCCTCGAATACGGCCGATAATCTTCTTGATATTGCACTCTGCTTTGTCGATTTTCACGTACCCTTCATACTTTCCCTGGTTTCTTTCCGTAACCGGTCTGTCGTGGAATCCGTCCGTAATCATAAATCTGTCCTTCACATCTGTCTCGTCCTTGAAAGCTACATAATGCTTATTGCCATGTGCATAATACCCGACAATTACCATATCTCCTACCTCCCTTCGTATCTGTCGTGAATAGCAATCGGGTAGCTGATCCCGGTAATCTGTTTGAATCTGCTGTCTGATGTGTAAAGAATATTGCCGCCTGCCATATACCAGCGTTTCCGACAGTATGCAGGCTTGCAGTCAACATATTCCCGTCCCATAATCTCACGCTTTTCGATATACACGCACTGTCTGATGTCGTCCGGCTCAAAAGGACCTTTCTGTGTGTCCAGGATATACAACTCTCTTGCGTAAGAAGATATGCCGTTATTCGTGCAATCTCCTAAACTGCTACGATACACCTCTGCGGTCAGACAGCTCTCAATCTCATAGTTGCTCTTCATCCAGTCAAGCACTTCATCCGGATATTTGCATCCGCTCCATAACTCACCCATAAATACCAGCTCATTATCAAACTCCTGCACCATGTATGTATCATCGTCCAGCTTTACTGCCTGCAACTGAATGTACTCCTTCGTTCTTTCGTCGCACGCAACTCTCTTTACGCATCCGTCAACCTTTCCATATCCTCTGATCTTGTGCGTTTCGATATAGCGATCCAATTTCTTTTCTGCAAACCCTGCAGGAATATCCTCTTCATTTACTGCTACATCTCCGCTTTCCAAAACAGCGTACTTATTCGAGATTTCGCACCATGTTCCTTCCAAGTGTAACACAAATCCTTCTTTCTCAATTCTCATGTTCTTCTGCCTCCTTTGCTGCTCTTACTTCTGCAATTCTCACATAGTCCGGGACGTGAAAACCATTTATGATATTCACCGCCTGCAACTCTGTCAGATTGCACCTGGCCTGCAGCTCTTCCCGCAACTTTCTTCTTTCTCCAATGTCCTGCAGTCCGTTTGACGGCAGGAGTAATGCCCTGTCTCTGTATTCATTTGCTATGGCTCTTGTCAGAACTTCCACTAACTCACCCTTTCCACGTAATCAACGCATCCGGGACTGATTTTTTCATCCTTACAGAACTCTGACCAGCACTCCTGCAATTCCTTGAGGTTCTGAGCGTCAAACTGTGTCTCATCTCCACCATTGAACCCGATGTTGTAAACTCCTCCTCCGGATTTAACTACTCCTTTGCTTGCATCTCGTAATGTCACACTACATCACCTGCCTTTCTTAATGCACACTTGGTACATACCGCACCGTCAAGATGTGATGCCTCAACAACTCCTGCATCCTCCTGCCTCTGCCAGCAGAGCGTCCCGCATTCCGGGCAATGTACCTTTTTCCAACCAGGCTTTCCCTCCGGTCTGTTCATCACCAGTGGCATACACAACCAGCCGCTTCGGTCTGTAGCTTTTCTCGGTTCTAACTTCATGTTCACTCTGCCGCCTCCATTTCTTCCAGCTCTCTGATAACTCTCTCTACCGCATATTCCCCGTTATTGTTGAGCTGCCTCTGCCATGCACCTACCGACGGTGCCCATCTGAACCCATTGCTTTTCAGAATATCTCTTACCTCCGGTTCCGGCTTTCCTTCAAAGAACAGCTGGATTCTCATAGCCTCCACATTCTCCTTGACCTTGAAAAACTTATTCTCGCTCTCCCGTGTTCCCTGGGACTTCGTTTTCTGCAGGCTCTTGATTCTTCCTTCCAATCTTCGGATATTGGCGTTGTTGTTCGCCAGCATATAGTCCGGAAAACCGATTCTTCCGCAGAAGTCCGGTTCTCTCAGCTGGGCGATCTGTTCGTCTGTATATCCCATGTCATGCAGCGTTGCATCGCCTTTTTCTTTATCCTTCATACGGATTGCTTTGTTGGCCTGCTTCATTCTCTCCTGGTCCTCTCTCAATCCGTCAACCTTATCCTGCAGCTTCTCGATTGCGTTCTCATCATCAGACTTGATAACGTCCTTGCCATAAAAAATTGCCTCAATCTTTCCAAGGATTGCCTCAACCTCTTTGTAGTCCTCATGGTTCTTATCCCATGCCGCTACCTGCTTTTCCTTCTTTTTGACCGGGAAGTTTCCTGCTCCGGAAATCATTACCGACGGACACATAATGCCAATCTGAATATCCTTGTTGATGTTCTGAGCCAGTCGTCTCGAATATCTCTCGCAGAGCTTCGACACTCTTTCCTCTTCGGTCGGTCTTGCCTCGATTACCTTCTCTGCCAGCTCGTATGCCTTATCGACCTGTGCCTTGTAACCAGCAGTCTTGCTACCGGTCTTATACTCGCTGAATGACATCATATCGTTTGCCGTCTTTGCTCCGGCCTCATTGATGCTGAAATACACTCTTTCCATTACGCCACCTCCAAATACTCACCGATTTTCTCAATGTCCAGCTTTACTACCGGATATGTGCAGTAACCGCTTCTTACCATTCTGCCGGTAGCCTGTCCGAAACCGTGTTGCTTGATAAACTCCATCGCCCAAGGGCAATTATTCGTGTCGATCACTGTCTCGTCCTCTGCAAGTCCGCTTCCTGCGATGCATACCGTGATTCTTGCAATAGGTCCGTCCTCGTTGTTCCAAATCTCGATTGCCCTGTTGTTATCTGCCTGGTATCTTGCCACCTGCAGGAAGCAATCCTTATACACTGCCCATTCTGTCTTAACCTCTAATAATGCCATAGCCTTACGCCTCCTTCTTAGATTCTCTAATCTGCTTTGTCTTAATCGCACCGTCAACAATGCTCTGCAACTCTCTTGCTGTCAGCCCTGCGTAGTTATTCATATCAACCTCTTCCTGGCTGATCCCGGCTTTTTCCAGCTGTCTCTGAAAATAACCCATATCTCCGTCGTAGTCGTACACCCACTCACCTCCTAACACCCGATTACTTTTCTTGCCATGCTTTTTACTTCTTCTCTTACGTCAAGGCTTTTCATCATCTGTTCGAACTGCTCCTCTGTGTTGGCTTTCATGTACAGTTCGTTGACTTTTTCTATTGTCTCCTCGAGTTTCATATCACCAACAGCAAGAAATCCTTCTCTTCGTTTTATTGTCTCCAACTGAGCCAGCAGCTTTTTTCTCTCTCCGTCCAGCTTTTCCATTTTCTCTGCTACCGGGAGCATCCCTCTAATTACGCCAAGTCCAAACTGCGTATAAAGAGTTTTCATCTGATCCTTGCCTGTCGTGTCATTGATTGCCGGATGCCAGGTGTAAACTGCCTCGATAACCTTGTATTCTTCATCTGTAACTGATTTACCGATCATTGCCTCAAATTCTGCCTTCATCATATCTGCTCACCTCCTATGCTGCTTCCAAGATTCTCTCGACATCTTCTCTTCTCTGACGCATCATTGCCATTGCCATTACCTTGTCAATCTGACCGGAAGTGAGGCTTACGATGAAATCCGCTACCTGGTTGCTCAGCTTATACACTTCTTCGTACAGTCTGTCTGCCTCGGCTTCGTAACTGTCTGATTTTTCCATATTCAGGTGTTCTTCCTGCATCCAGTATTCCGACTGGTTCTCTGCCTCCTCCATTTCTGCCTCTAAGTTTCTCAACTTCTTTAATACTTCCTTCATACAAATACGCTCCTTTCATCTGCGTGCTGTATTTCACATGAAACACTCATTTGCGAGTTCTGTAGGTAAAAAAATTTCTATGCCGCCTCTCTAATGTCGATCAGTTTGTCTATCCCTGTGTAAACGCAGTCACCAGTTGTAAATACCAAGCCATCCCATCTTACATACTTAACTGTCTCTACCTTGTTGCCTGCTTCGTAAGGCGTGTGCCACTCTACAACCACTGTCTTTCCATCCGCAAGCATCTTTTCTATCTTCTCAACATCTACCATTCTAAAAACCTTCATACCGACTACCTCCATCGCTTTAAGTATTGTTTGATTATGTATATATTATACTTCGCAACTGCGTATTTGTCAATAGGTTTACTTCTAATTTGCGTATTTTATCAAAGTTTTTTTACAACAATCTCGTAACCGAGAGCTGCTACCATCTTTGAGAAACTATCGTATCTCATACTCTTAGCGTTTCGGTTGAGAGACTGGCTGATGTTCTGTCTCGTAATCCCCATTCTGTCTGCTAAATCCTGCTGGGTCATTTTCTCTTCGTCCAGGATGCAGCGGATCGTCTCCTCTGCATTCGCCGCTTTAATCTCCATCTATTTTCTCCTTTTCTTCTGTCTGACTATTACTCTTGCCTTCGCTACCAACGTACCGGTCTTTGTTCTTTCCGGATCAGTAAACCTTAACTGACTTCTGTTCATTTCCAGGTTTTCTTCATTGTCTATCAGCACCAGGTTCTCTATGTTGCAGTTGTCCTTATTTCCGTCCAGGAATGATACCATCTTACCTTCGGGAACCGGTCCGTTGTGTTCTTCCCATACTGCCCTGTGGACAAACTCGAACCGCTCCCATTGTTGACCGATTTCTTTAACCTTTCGGATAAGATAGCCGTCTGTCGTATGTGTGTACTCTCCTACTTCCATGTGGTTTGCCGGGACATGACCTTTCTTAAACATCGTTGCCCTGCACTTCTCATATTGTTCCTGGCTCATTGGCTTTCCTTTATTTGCCGGAACGTGTCCTTTTTCAAACCGGCAGTCAACACCGCTGATAATGTCGTGGTTCTTCTTGTATGCCCTGCACTGTTTCTCACTGAACTCTATTCCGAAATGTGCTGACACCAGTTCTGCAATTTCTTTTGTCTTTCTCCCTACCGCAATGCTCCGAATGTAACTTTCCATTTCCTTCGGATATTTTAGTGAGTACCCTTTTGGAACCCCGCCGGTAGTGCCGCTCTTTATGCCATACCGGTTCTTCGCACCCTTTATCGCCGCATCGGAAAATACCATTCCGTACTTCTTATCGAACCTCTGTTGATTTATCAGCTCTGTAACCTGTTTTGTGGTTCTGCCTGGAACATTATCACGCAGCCAGGCGATCACTTCTTCTGGCCAGCCTCTCATTTATGTTTTGCCCCCCCCGCATGAACTTCGAGCATTTCCGGAACCGCCTTCTGTCTTTCGTACCCATACTCGTCCATGTGCTTCATCGCTTTGTACTGCAGGTCTCCGTTTTTGATAATCTGCTCGCTAATGTCGCATATAGCGTCGGTTCTCTTTAACTCGCTTTCCAGCTCTTCTCCTGTCAGATCATCGTCTCCCAGCTTTTCCAGCTGAGCGAACAGGTGGTTATTCAAGTCTCCTAATGTATTCTTCATATTGCCATCTCCTTCCTTGCTTCGTCTACCGCCAACTCCATCGTTGTATTGAACGGCGTGTTGCAATCCTCCATCTTATCGAATAATTCGACTGCCTTCTGCAGGAACTCTTCGCTGTCTACCAGTTCCTCGTATTTTTCTTCATCCAGGTTTCCGTTTTCAAACAACCCCTGCAGATAATTCTTTACATCCTCTGTTCTGTCGTTCTTACTCATTGCTCTGCTGATCTCGCCCATAAGTGCCTCGTTGATTACTGCAGGCTCTTCCGTGATGTAGAACCTTGCGTTGCCGCTGATACCTCCGCTGATTTCGTACCTAGTGTCTGTATGCTCTTCCATCAGAATGCTACCTTCAATGCTCACATACTCCTTTGCCTGGGTGTCTGCTATCTGATCCAGTCTATCAATCAGCTGTTTCTCGTCACTGGAAATCGCAACCACAGTTACTCCAATGTCGTCCGGACATTCCCAGCATCCAGCTAACACAAATAAATTTACTGTTTTATTCATCCTCTGCCTCCTTCCAGTCGCCTGCAATCTCTGCGACCGTTCTCTCCAAAATCTTGAACTTCTCCGGATCAATCCAGCTCGGTATCTCTCCGTTTCTTACTCTTTCCTGGTACCGGTTCAAACACAACTGCTTTACTGGTACTGGTCTGCCTATCTGAACAAACATACCTCTCTGCTTGTCCCAGGCAAATGCTCCGTACTCTACATTCTCGACTGCAGCTTTCATAACCTCTATTGCCGCATCCAGTGCTTCCAGTTCCATAGGACCAGGTGGCACCTCTTCTATGTTCCGGATATTATGCAGGTATGTTTCCAATACCGCCGCATTTTCTCTGAATGTCATAATTACTCCTTTTGCCTATACGCACTCTCCTATGGTTGATTCAATCGTATAGTTGCCTCTGCCAAATTCTTCATCTCCATACTCTTGTGCATCCGAGTATGTCGGAAAATCCTGTGGCATTTCTCCTTCTTGCTTTGGAAATACTGTGTATATCATCCGTCGCCTCCTATCAAAAAATTTCTTTCAATTCATAGCTCTTAACTACTTTCCCTATCTGTCCTTTGATTCTCAGTTCCTCCATCTTTCTTTCAGCAAGTTTCTCCGCGTCAAACATCATTGCCTCGTTTATCTTTACTGTGTATCCGCAGTCCATCTTGAAACTATACCTCCTGCCAACATATTTCTTTCTCCCATCTCTCATTGTGATAATGACAAACTTCTCTATGCTTGCCTGCGTTCTCATGTACTCCATTGGTTCCTCCTTTCTACAGATACGAACATCCATATCTCTTCCGGAAGGTTTCTCTACCTCCCTTATGGATAATCTGTTTTACTTCGCCTTCCTCCCTGCCTTCATCGATAATCCTTGCAAATTCATCTGCCTTCTGCAAGGCGTATTCCTTTTCCCAGACCAGCTGTCCGATAATCTTTGACATTCTCTCTGCCATCGGGTTCCCGTGTATTCTCATTAGGATTTCTCCCATATTGTGACAGTTATTACATACCGGCACTTTCAATCCATCCTTTTCGCTCAGTTCTCTGCCAGCAGTGCCGAACACCAAATGATGCTCGGCCTCCGATGGTCTGCCGCAGATAAAGCAAATCTCCGAATAATCTGTAACAATTCCTTTGCTCATCGCTCTAACCTACTTTCTGTTTCCCAGTCCTACAAATACCAGGAATGCCAATACCACAAGTGCTGCCATAATCTCGCCTCCTAACCGAAAATCACATCACCAAATAACGCATACTGGATAATCGCATCGCATACGATTGCGTCCGCATCGCAGGTATCGAACCGGATCTTTCCGTCGATCTGTTCCAGGCAGTTGCAACCGACCGGTGTTATCACCCACAGCTCAACTCCCTTCTTGAATTTTTCTAAGTCCAGCTCGTAATACTCTGTATTGTCTTTGTCAAACGGCTCCGGCAGATGCAGTCTCAGCTTGCCGCCTCTTGCAATCTGTTCGCTTCCGTACTCTCCGAGGTAGTCGCCCATCACTTTCGCCTCGTCGCACCAGTAATTTATGCCTCCTTCCAATGCTCCACACATAATGTCGTCAATATCTTCCTGTGTAAGTACAATTTCCAATGCTACCTTCACAACTTCCAGCTTCTCGTTTTTCTTATTTGCCATTTGCCTCGTTCTCCTTCTCTCTGAGCTTTTTATCTATCTCAGCCTGTGTTGCATCATCAAATATCTTAAAATTGACGCCTGCGGCTATAAACTGATTTAAGATACATTCCTGCACCGCCTTTACTGTCGCCCAGTCCGGCTCGTCGTCAATCGTTCGGATTCCGAATGATAACATATAGTCCTCGATCACGTGCCACAGCTCATATTCCAGCTCGTCCATACATCCGAGTGCCGATACGTCCACGACCGCCGGTGCTGTTATTTTCTTGCCGTCTGCCATTTCCAAGTCTACCGTGTCAATCTCTTCTCCGAACTCACCGCCTCTTTCCTGGTGTTCTAGGACGTCGTCGATAAAATCGTAATTACTGTCGATCACCGCCTCCGTTCCATCCTCGTACAATTTGTAATATCCGGCCAGCTTGCCCTTCTTGTGAAGCTCCTTGACTTCCTTCCATGTCAATTTTCTCATTCCGTCCCATGTGTAAGCCATCAATCATCACCTCCCTTATAATCTGCTCCGCAGTACGGGCACTTCGTTACTCCGTAGCAGTTAAACATCTTCCCGCATTCTTTGCAGGTATCTAATTCTCCATTTCTGAACCAATCTTCCAAGAGACTGCTCACGTGCTGCCAATCAAGAGCCTCGAAAACTTCCTCTGCAAGGTCTGTCTGATTGTTGCACTCCTGCAGGATGCTGTTTCTCGTGTAAACCGTATCGGATAATTCCGGGATGTAGCACGAATCATCCGGTCTGTGGTAAAACGCATCTTCGTCTTTGAAGATATGCCCCTGTCTGTAGAACTCACGGACGATCTTCTCGCCTTCTCCGTTTTCATCCGGCGGCGTGTAACTGCCAACCAACACCGGGATGTTTACTTTCTGCATAGCCTGCGACAGTTTCAATATCATGCTGTCAATAGCTTCTGCATCCTTCACAAGTTCTCGTGTTGAAGGAACTCCGCTTGTTCCGCTTCTCTTGGCTTCTATCCACATCTTAATATGCTCGTCAACGTCGAAATCCTCGTAGTAGGATTCCATGCTATCCTTGAAACTGTCCGCCTGGTTCTCTTCATCAAAATCGATCGTCATTGAGAAATCTTCTCCTGCAGGTGATGTCTGCCCGATTTCAACATAGGTTCTTCTGCTGTCCGGCTCAATGTAGGCTTCCCAGTTCCACCCCATTTCTTCTGCCTTGTCGAGAAGCATTTTCAAGCCTCTCGATATGCCCTTGTATTCTTCCATGTTCTTATTCCTCCGCATCTGCGTAGTACGCATCAAATGCAATACCGGCATTTACCAGCTTATCTTCCAGGTAATTACCGTAGCACCAACCATCTCCATCTTTCCAAAAACTATCCCAGGCTTTCTCTAATACCTCTCTCGCCTTCTCTTCATCATCTTTGCTTACCACAAACACACAATCCATCCACTCATTCATGCATGACTGCACTCTGATTACCGAATCTTTCAAAACTTCTACCATGTCGCACCTCCTAAATGTAATAGCAACTGAAATTCCAGTGATGCCCGAACTCATAATACAAACCGTATCGCTCAAAAATCTTGTCAAACTCTCTTCTTGCCGAAGGAAGGATGCCGTAATACAGCATCTCGCATACCGGGCCTTCAAAACTCATGCTGAGGATATGGTCCGGATTCACGTACTCGAAATATGTTCTTGGGTCCTGGTCCTCTTCCTCGATCAGATGCTCTCTGTCGTTGTAGTAATACTTTCCAGTTACCGGATCATGCTGCGTGAACCGCTTTCCGTTGAAATAGATGTCTACGTCCTGCCATAACCCATGCTCCAACAGAAAATCTCTGATTTCCTTTGCCAGGTTCTCAATCTGCTCTGCTGTCAGCTTTGCTGTTGAACTCATGCAACCTCCTCCTTCTTCTTTCTGCCACGTCTCTTCGGCTTTGCAACCGGTTCTTCCTCTTCATGTGCTTCAACCGCCTGCTCCTCTGCCTTCACTTCTTCCTGTGGCTTTTCCTCTACGACCGGTTCTGCAGGAAGCATAACGTCCAGCTTGTATCTCTTCGTGATGCTCTGAATCATCGTTGCCACCTCTGCGTTGACCTCCTGGATTTCTTCCTCTGTCAGCCCGTCTGTCAGATTCTCAACTTCCGTCCAGTACCCTGCGTTACCCAGGAAATGATTTAATACCTTCTTTGCTCTATCGTGTTTTACGTCCCATTTCATGTCGTTTGCCTCCTTAATTAAATAAATGGTATTGCACCTGCTGCGTACATTTTTTCCTGTGCTTCATAACACATGGCTTCGTACTCTTCAACCGTCTTTCCGTATGTGGCTGACAGTTTCTCATTCAATTTCTGCCACAGTGGAGCGAAAGTTCTTGAAATTTCCTCCTGTCCAAAACCGCATCCCATCTCGTACTCCGCCTGTTCCTGCATGTACAATGCATCCATTTCCTTCTGAATTTCTTTTCTTTGCCTTGTCATTCTTAATCTTCTTCCTTTTCTCCGGCGATCAGTGCCAGTACCACTACTCCATTTATCAAAATTGCTACCAAATTCTTCGCTCTCATACCGTCGTATATGCCAACCATAAAGTTGATAAACAATACCGACTGCAGGAACTGTCTTAATTTCTTCATTGCCAAATCAGCCTCCTTTATGATAGACTTAACAGTTGAGAGGCGGCGTTGCTGCCTCCCGACCGTTAAGGGAACTACTTAATCAATCAAACCTAACCATTTCAGAATTGCCGTAATCACTGACACAATCATGATTACTATGGTGGAGATTATGCTGGCCTGCTTTTCTCTCTTCTGCAATTTAAGGTTTTCGATTTCAAGTAGTTCCTTTTCCTTTGTGGAAAAGTCTTTCTTCTTACCTTTCTTACCCAACTGGTAATTCCTCCTTCCTTCGGATTTAATCAAATTGTTTTGTTTGATTATGGTTATATTATAACTCGCACTTGCGTATTTGTCAATAGATATACTTCTATTTTACGAGTTTTTATTAAATTATTTTCGCACTTGCGACAACTTCTGTAATTTCCGGTTCATCAACGCCGACTGGTGCATTGCTCCGCATTTTCATTTGCGAGGACCGCAAACCCACATGGTTGCTTGGTACATTGTAAGATTTCTTACACGATTTCTTCTAAGGTTTCTACAAGGATTCTTTACGAGATATTAGAGAATAGATAATAGATATTAGATAATAAAATAATATATGCTCATTTGCGTACTCTCAAAAGCGTATTTTATCTACAAATGCGTGTGGATAATGTGGATAAATCCATCTCCTAAAGCATATATGTCTTAGACTTCGTACACGCTTCAATACCGGATTGTAGCTCTTAGGCATAGGATAGGTGCTAAAATCTCCTATCGTGTCTCAGGCACATTTCGTCAATTTTCCCGGTCTTATTTTGGTTATTTTGTATATTGATTTTACCTGCAGTCTTGTTCTGCTTTTCTGCAATAAAAAAAGAGCCTACAACCCTTGCGGATCATAGGCCCTTACACTTAATCTTCTGAATTGATGAAGTCCTTGCAGTCTAACTCCCGGTACGCCTTTTCAAAGGTTTCCTTCGGACTCCAACTTACATAGCCATCCGGATATTTAACAGCATATCCGGATACGCCGTTTTTTTCCCTCGGTTCAGCTTTTACAATTTTCACGCCGATGTAATTCTTCACGTCACCATTCCTCCTGTTATTTTACTCTGATCGTATCTCCTGCGATGATAAGGTTCGGATTCTCAATGCCATTGAGGTTCGCCAGTGCCTCAACTGACGTTCCGAATTTCTTGGCAATTTCGGAAAGTGTATCACCGCTCTCGATTGTGTAATACTTTTTGTTTCCAGCATTTATAACATCCTGGACTTCTTGCCATCTATCACCGAGAACTGTTCTTCTCACTTCACCGCCGCCGTACTTATCAGCCCATACTTCGTCCACAAGCTCCTGCGTAGACGCATTGTGAATGTGATTGATAACATCCTGGACTTCCTGCCATCTACTGCCAAGTGCATCCTTTCTCTCCTGTCCGCTTCCAAACTCGTCCTTCATGGTTCTATACACCAGATCAAGCGTGCTTCCTTCCGGTTCTGCAGGTGCCGGTTCCTCCGGATCTGCATTTCCGCTGTCCGCAGAAAATCCATTAAGTCCAGCATTTTTAATCTCTGCCTCAAAATCACGATAGCAGAAATCCTGGTCCACTGTTGTTCCGCAGATTGTCTTATCCGCAATAAAGTTCTGACCACCTCCATACTGCCATATATCGTGAGCCGTTGAAGGCTCATTGCTCGAATACTTCGCTACCCAATGAGTAAACCTCTGCAGTCTCGAATCGTCTACGTGAGACGAAAAATGTGAATCTGATGTGTAGACACCTACAAAATAGCCGGCCTTTTCGCATTTGTCGCAGAAAGCAATCACAATATCTGTGAGCGTTTCTCTGCTGTTATTCAGCATATTACCCTCGACATCATAGTATATCGGGAACTCGAACTGTTTTCCTGCGATTGCTGACAGGAAATGTTCTGCCTCTGCCTCTGCTTCCGCAACTGACTTTGCATTGCCGTAATAGTACGCTCCGACCGGCATTCCGATAGCCTTACACTGTGCATAATAATTTTCAAATTCGCTGTCCTTATACTTTCCGTCATCTGCCCCTGCAGCTTTGACGATCACAAATTTTACTTCTCTTTCGTTCCTGGCCTGCTCGATGTTAAAATCTCCCTGCCAATGTGAAATATCAATACCAAATAGTTTTTCCATAGTCATTCCTCCTAACAAAATAGGGCAGTCCTAAGGCCGCCCTGTGCTTACAATATGTTCCCGGACTACTCCTCGTCCTCGCTTCCGGAATCAAGATTTGCTGAATCCGTCAAACCTTCTCCGATGATGTATGCCACAACGGATGCACCAGCCATAATAAGTGCCGTTACCTGTGTCGCTGTATTCTCAGCTCCGCCAGTTGCTACGATCATCATAGATACAAAGGACGCTACTGCAGTCCATAACTTTCTGCTTGTGAGTTTTCTCACCCATTCAATTTTCTTCATTGTTCCTTACCTCCTATTATAAAAATGAATTTTTTTCCATACACCTCTGATAAACTTTGTCTATCTCGGCAATGGCATTTACCGCTTTGCTGTTCTTGTATTCCGGGTGTTCAGTGCAATAACGCTCGTAGTCCGAAATATCGTCCAGGATTTGATTGAAGAACTCCTCGGAATGTTCTACGCCTCGCCTAAGTTCATCCCCGAATCTAAGGATTCTTGTGCGGCAATCATCCGCATCGTCCTTATCCATCCGGTTTCTAAGCTCGTCGTGCTTTTCCTTTAAGTTCGTAACGTCAGTCTGCACCGCTTCCAGCTTATCCATCATGTCCTTATTCATCGCCTTGCCGATTGTTCTCGCAAGGAACGACCATGGATTTATTTTGATTGGTACAATCTGTACCAGCGTGAGTGCTATAAGCAAAGCTCCGCCTCCGTTTACAAGAATTTCATTCAAAGACATTGGCTCTCTTACCTCCTTCCCAAACACACCGCAGTTCATACGGAATGTATGTAATATCTGCCGCCTTTTCACCCAAAATGGCCTCTATTACTGCATAAAGAATTGCATCCGCACGTGGGTCCTCGTCGAACCAGTACAGATGCCATACCAAATTGTTATGCAGGTTCAGCAGACTTTCCTCGTCTGCCTCGGTAGTGAGCAAGCCTAACTCTGATGCCGCCCTTTCCAGGCGGTCATAGTCGTAAAATTCTGCGTAGCGGATCATGCCTTGTATTTACGACCTGTGATTTCCTCGTACTCTTCCTCGGTAATCTTGCCTTTCTTGACGGCATTCTTAACCATAGCCAGGTTCCAACGCTTCGTGTCGTAGTAATCTTTGATTCTGTCGAACCAATCGCTGTGCTGCACTTCTTCCTGGATTGTCTCCTCTGCAGTTGTCTCGACCGCTTCTGTTACTTCCTTCGTCTTTGCCATCTTACTCTTCCTCACTTTCTCCGGTATTGGTTGCTGAGTCGCCTGCATCCGGGAACTCAATGTCTGCCATCATTGCCAGGTAATCAATCTTGGCATTCTGATCGGCAAGCTCTGCCTTCATGTTCTCTTCGGCTCTCATTTTGGCGACATCGCCGCCATTCTTCCTTACTTCCATTTGGCTACCTCCATAATTCTTTATAAAATTTATCCATCCGCTGCAGGAGCTTGAAACTGTTGCCCTTGCTTGCGTGATTTCTCCAAGCGTAATAGCTGTCGTCTACCTTAGCTTTTGTGATTTCGCCTCTTTTGGCTTTCTTCACCAGCCTTCGTAATATCCGCCGTCTCTCTTTGACGTTCTTCGGATTGATTGTCATAATAACCTTCCAGGTATCTGTGAGCCGGTATATGAACCCAAGAAACATGAAGCCATCCTTGATGTCAAAAACTCTCGTTTTCTTTGGATTGAACTCTAACCCTTTTTCTTCCAGTATCTTTCCGATTGCTACTTTGCAATCTTCCAGGTGTTCTCTCGATTGATGAAACAGCAACGAATCGTCCATATATCTGCCGAACAACGCCTGCACGAATACTTCCAGTCTGCTTTCTCTTCTCTCTCCAACTGGTACTGACACGCTATGTTCCTCCTTTCTCTAAAAGTTATACCCGGCATCCGTGGGTGCCGGGATTTATTGATTGCAGATTAGCACAGATCACAAGCCGGGGTGCAGCGAAAGGCATAGATGGCGTAGTAGCTGCCGTAGACGCGGCCGCTCGAATAGACGCACCACGTATCGTACGAAAGGCCACGAATAGCCGAACGCAAGCGGACGTACTGCGGTGATGTGTGATTCTCAATCGCAAAGGTACGAATCTGAGGGTATGTCTGATACTGCTTCATCTTCGTTGTTAGCTGAGACGCACGTTTCCAGTAGTCCCAAAACTCGCCTTCTCCTGCAAGCTGAGGTTCAATGAACATCTGCTCCAATGCCGGAAGATAAATCTTGTCATAGGTTGTTTCAAGAGCCTCTACTCCGTTACTACTTGTGGAATCAGTAATCGTATTTAAGGCAGTCACAACCTTGGTTGCTCTAAGGACTTCCAAGAAATCTTCATCGAATCCAGTCAAGAACCCTGCCTTCGTAGCCAGCTGCTCAGGGCATCTGTCGTAGTCATTCTGAGGAGTCCACCACTCGCCAACACCCTTATCGGAATTAAGCCACTGTCTCAATGCCGATTGGGACCAGCGGTTATATCCGTATGCTGTTCTCTGCAGACAGTTCAGCTTTCCATCGCCGCCGGTCTTTAATACTCCGAGGCTTGTTCCGGAACTACCTTCTGTCACAGAAACAATCTCGATTGCATCCACAGCAGTCTTGCTGTTGTATGAATATACTTTCCACGTTGAAGGTGCCTGGTCCGGTGCTCCTCTGAATCCCGCTAGCTGGCCGCCTGCAGGCACCGGCTTAGTAAGTGTGAACTGGTATTTCTTTCCTGTTACGCAATATCCTTTATCCCCCCATGTCGTTCCAATCTCGATATAATATGTTCCTGCAGCAAGTTCCTCCGATGCACAGAAAAACGCCTGGTACTGATTGAACTGCACCCCAAACGGCGTTGCGTAATGCCACTGAACACGCATAGTAGGAAGCTCTTCACCATCCTGCAGAGTCGCATTGCCAAATGATGTAATGTCAAGCGGCACATCGTATTTCTGTCCTGTTGTAATATCTCTCCAAGGAATCACAATCTGATCTCCTACCTGGAACACTTTACTCGCCTGGCCTGCACGTACCACATTGATTACATCCTTGATGGATGTCGGTTTGTAGTTAATGCCGCTGGCAAGCGATGTTAAAATTTCATTCTGTAACTGCATCTGAGCCACAACCTGCTTTGCTGTTTCATCCAGCACTACCGGTTTTGTTACTTTACTCATTTTTGTATGCCTCCTTATTCTTCAAATGTCTGACACAGAATACCGTCAACGAGAGAAAAACCTTCATCATCCATTCTGTCTTTCAGATAATTGTCGTTCTCAATCAGCTGCTTAGCTGCTGCGTTGATGTTGTCTGCGTGGTTTGTGTCCGTAGTCTCAACATTGGGTACGGACTGAGAAAAATTTCTCGTACTCGGTGTGTAATTCTTCACTTTTTGCCTCCTTCCTGGCTTAGAAGATGTCGTCAAGCACGTATGTCTGCTCTACATCATCATCCTTGCCCTTCCTGGTAAAGGTCTTGATGCACACAATGTCGCCATTGGCATCATACAGTCCGATCTCGCTGATTTCTTTTCCAGCAAGTTCACTCTCTGCAAGGGTACATTCGTATCTGCAGGTCGTGTCGTTCGGGAAGCTGTAACTGTCAATGGCTTTGCGGAACAATTCCTTATTGAGCTTAGACTGGGATTCCGACGGTGCAATGACTGTGCCGGAGCTATTTACTCCGCCTTCGCCAAATGCCATACCGATAATCTTCGGAAGTGTGATTGCACCGGCTCTCGCCTTAACCAGGTTCTCCCTGGCCTTCTTTGTGATTACCACATTTTTGCTCTTTTCTGTACTCATTGGATATACTCCTTTCTATAGATTGAATTAAGGTTCTTCTTGCCGTTCAGCGTATTGCAACCGTCAAGAAACCAGTAATTCCTTGTCTTGGTAACGACCTGGACCTCTGCATCTTCATCTTCTCTTTCGATACCGAATCTGTGCGTAACTGAGGATTTCAGTCTCTTGTTACCAGCTTTATACCCCAACGTCGTATCGCCGTCGAGCAGTAACTTTCCGTCCAAATAGACGGTGTTCCAAAAATCAAGCTCAAACCTGGAACACATTACTGAACCAATGTCTGAGCCTGTCAATGTTTCATATCTACTTCTTAGCTTTAGTACCTCTGTGACTTCGTTATAGGTGCAGGCAACCATTGCAACGATTGCAACACCCAATTCATAGCCTCTTAGAACATCAAGCCTGTGCGAGCCGTCCAAATCCCACGAGCCATCCAGCAGGTGCGTATTCCAAAAAATGATGTCGGAGGCGATCCGGATTGCTCCCGCCTTGACATCACTCTCTGTTTTCTTCTCTGTTCTGAATTTTACTTTCTGCAGGTCTGCATCTGTCGGTGTTTCAAAACCGCCGAGCATATACTTAAATCCGAGCATCAGATTGTATCTCATATACGGATATAAGAGGCTGTAACCATCCAGCAGCTTTCTTCCGTCCAGCAGATCGCTATACCAAAACGACTCTGCAATGTGGAAAATAACTTTCTGCAGTTTCATTTCTTCCAGTGTCCTGTTGTCCGAAACAATCTCTGTCCTGTCGTTCATCATAAATGTCGTGTGTGACTGTTTCAAATCATTCAGCAACGCTCTCGCCCTTTTTGACTGCAGTGTGCCTTCGCCCATGAAATACGCCTTAAACACATTTGGGTGCGGAGCAACGAAACCATAATCTCCCGGATCGTTGATGTCTGCTATCCGCACATCAAAGCCGGTTGCCGTTTTCAAGTACCCTTCCATTCTGTACGGTGTCATTGGTGCCCGATAATCTCTCTTTCGATAGATTATCTGCCGTCTTTCCTCGTAGGAAAGATTCTCTCGCACCGGCAGTCCCCATTTGATTTCGTGGTACATCAATCCCCATGTTGCAGTCTCCGGGAACAGCTGGTTGATTAAGTCCTCAGCTATTTCTCTTGCTGTGTCGTATTCCTGGCCCATAACCTCGTACAACCACTTGCCGACATAGGAATTATCATAGAATCCATCCGATACCGATGCGATCATGTTTTTCGCACTCTCGCTGATTGGAAAATTCTCTAAATCAAACCTTTCCACATTTACACCCCCTGACTAAAATTCAGAGTGCCTGTGTCCGGGTACTCCTCACTTTTCAGAGTGATGTTCTGTGTTTTGCCGTTCATTGCGAAGGTGTCAAAGTCTTCTACTCCGGCGATTGAAGAAATCAGCGGTCGCACATCGTTGTATCTCAGAATACCTTCGATTTTCGCCTTCGCATAAACCGCTCTGATCGCCTCTGCAAAGTCTGCCTTGATTTGTTCAATACCGGTTGTCTCGTCGTAAACAAGTCCGGTAATGACGTAATTTACAGCAATCGTGGTCGCTGCCGTGCAAGTGAGCTCCGCTGTTCCAGTTGGAAGTAGTCTCGCCGACCTGTTATTTGGAGAAACGATGTAATTATAAACATCCTGCACCAGCTTATCATTGGCTGGTTTACCGTTTCCGTCAACAAGTACCAGTTTTACGGTTCCTGGCCCGTTCCACACTGGAATCACAATCGCATCTCCGGCTCCTGCCTGTTTCGCCCATCTGATGTAATCTGCATCATTCCCAAGATATGTCATACTGTTGCTATACTCTGCAGCAATTCTGTCGTAGAAATCATCGTCCGTTTCTCTTTCGGTGCCGCCCTTGATTTGTTCCGGATTGTTGATCTCCGTCACATTCTTATCGGGTACCGCCATAAGTACGATTGTGTTCGCTGCAACATTGGAACCTACCCCCGCTTCTACCGCTGAAACCGGTACGAGTGCTGATCCTTCGCTACCGACAACAACATCTTCTGTTGCTGAATACTCTATTGACGGTCCGGTTTCGGTTGCCGCCGTGCAAAATATCGTTCCTGAGCGAATCTCTGTACCTTCTGCCGCAGAGATTTTCACATATCCGAAAGCTGGTTCCGCTTCGTGCCTTGTAAGATGAACCTGGCGACCATGAAGGTCCAGCCATTCATCCCAGGAATACTCCGGAAACGAAATCATTATTGCTCTCACGATATGGAAGTTTATAATTTCGTCTTTCTCCAACGCCGCAGGCATTGTCATATCGTATGGGAAACCGCCTGGCATATCGTCTATGTCGCTCGGAAGATTGTTCATCATCCTTTCGTGAATCTCTTCGGCTGAGTTCCCTTCCAAAAATTCCGGTCTATTAAATTCCGGCTGCATACTCTCCACCTCCTTTACAAGCTAACTTCTATTTCTTCGTCCCAGTTGCTACCCTTGACCTTGAAGGTAACGTGCATCTGATCGCCTTCCCAGGTAAACTGAAAATCCCGGACATTTTCTGCTCGGGGATTCACCATAATAGCATCTGTGATTGTTCTCTCTACCATGGACTCTACTGTTTTTTCATCGTCATTATCCATGGCTCTTTCCATTTCGGTACCTATTGAATCGGGGTATGCCAAACAGCGGTACCGCTCTGTCTGTGCAATCTTAAAACACCAAATGGAGAAGGCTTCTTTGCCGTCGCACTCTTTTACTCGGTGTGCCCCATCTCTCACGAAGTCTCCCAGTCCCAGGTCCCACTTCATACTTCTTTTGTACTGGGTGTCGTACTGGCTGTCCTCGGAGATAAAATCCGGCACTTCAACGACCGGAAATAATGGCTGTGACATTTGCCTCGCCTCCTTATGATTTCTTTACAACATCGATCACTACTGCCTCGCTTTGGATCCATGCAACAAGAACTCTGTCTCCTGCTTTGATTTGAGGCGGTGCGGCGGTGTGTGAGTGTGCACCTGTGTTTACCTTTGGAGTTTGGTTTTCGTGACCGAAATGCCCACCTCCGTTTATAGTGTAGCTGAGTCCTCCTACCAGTCTGCAAACCGAATAATCTCCTTTTGGTATTTCCACCGGAAATGAATTTGTTTTCAGACTCAAATTTGGCTGAATTTCTCCAAAATCCAATGTAAGCGGCGACTCGTTTTCTCTCTTCATCCTGTCGCTAAGCACTCCGGCCAGCTTTGCTGTTCCCGGATGTCCGTCAAATTCATTCATCTGTCTCACCTGCCTTTAATCAAAGGTTCCGTCGTCAACCCACCCATATACATTACTTCCGCTATCCGTATGAATTAGATGCCAAGGGTGTGCTTTTCCGGAACCGTTCTTAATCGTGATCTTTGCTTTTCCTGCCCTGGCGTTGTAACCTTTTGAGCCTGGGTAGCTGCTCACATAATGGGTTCCACCATGGAAATTCACAATGTCGCCCACGTTGTAATCTTTCTTTTTTTCGGATTTTGCCTTTTCCTTTTTCGGTTCGGCAAGTTCCAGGTCCATTGTCATGCTGTAGGTGTCCGCTGTATGCTGGACTCCTTTCACATAGTAGTACGACTGAGCCAGTTCGCTAATGACATATACTAGGTCGCCCTTACGGACAAACGGAACGTCCGGAGACTGTACCTTAATCTCATTCTTAATCTTTCCGTCCTCGTTCAGGATCTCTTGTGCTGCAGACTTTGCATCTGCCAGGCTCTCGTCTTTTCCTCTAGTGTAGATTCTCTGACGTATGCCGTACTTTGTTTCTCCATTAACTGTAGCCTCTACGCTGGTTCTTCCATCGTCGTCTGCCTGGCCTACAACCTTTACTCTCGTAATCATATCTGCCGTGCTTATACTCTGACTGAACATCTGCGTATTGTCTGTTCGGAAAACGTAAACCGTCTTATTGGTGCCTCTTGGTATAACCGAGGTAAGACCTTTTCTCGCCTGCACAAAGCATTGTTCCTCGCCTTTCTTCGCTGCATCGTCCAGCAAATCAATGATGATGTCTGACAGATACTTATTGTTCTCCTTTGTCTTTCCGTGTGAGGCGTTCGGGCCTTGATACGATCCCTGCGGTATCTCCCAATCATCAAGAATCCCTTCTATCGCCGACTTCGTGCCGGTTCCGGAAGGGAAATATCTGTTATCCTGGCTTTTCTGCAGTTTATACAATTCGTCGTAGCACACGCATTTCAATGTGTGTCCTCCGTTTTTCTCAACCGGATTCCATGTTTCCACATATCCACGTGCCACTTCCTCGTCCTGGGAGGCTCCATCATTCGCAAATATTCCGACCAGACATCCAGGCTTGATGATCTTTGACAGATACCCTTTTGATGTCTTATCATTCTTTGCTACAAACGAAAGTCTGACGGCCAACTCGCCGTCGTTTTCCTCCCATCCGAGATTTTCCACGTACTCCTTGATGTTGTACTGGTTCTTGCTTTCATCCATCACAACCAGCCGGTACTTGATTTTCGCTAAATCAATCATGGCAAGCCTCCTATCCCGGTATCGTTAGCACTTCTCCCGGCCATATCCAGTGACCGTGATCCGAACTGCTTTTTCCGTGTTTCTTGGCTGTGGATTCTATCGTGTCCTTATTCGCATCGTAAATCTTCGTCCATTCCGTCCCGCTTCCCAGCTTCTTTGAAGCAATGCCCCATAGGGTATCTCCGGAAACGACGGTATAGCTGCCACCGCTTGATGATGATGTTTCTCTTGGCTTGGTTTTCTTTACAAAGGCTGTGATTTTCAGCTCATTCGTGCTGTAGATTTTTAGCGGTTTTTTCTGAACGAACGTAATCGAATACTCAACATTTCCATAGGCTCCAACCGGTCTCGGCTGGAACGAAGAAATCGTAACATCCACGTTTATCCACGTTTCCGTTACGATCAATGTAAGTACCGTCTCATTCATCATAAAATCATTAAGAATCTTTACACACTCATTCGGACTTTGCCAGGCATTCTTCTTGACGATTGCCTCATTCTTCTTTGATGGTCCGAAAAATACTCCGTCCCACGAAAATTCTGATACATCCGTCCCCTTAGGTACCTTTACGGTACCCAAGGAAATGATGTCAAAACTTTGGTACTTGGCTGCATATTTGCCTTGCACCTTCTCCGGCAACGCAGGGAACGTAAACTTTGAACCCTTTCCTACCGGAATCAGCTTAATATCCATAGCCTACGCTCCTTTCGTGCTTGATACTGGCATATTGGCAAATACTTCACTCAGCTTCTCTGCGATGTTTCCACCGAGTTCATCTGCGATCTCGCCTAAATGCCTTCTGATTACAGCAACAATATCCTCTTCACTCTGACCTTCCTTTGCCTCAATTTGGAAATTCGGACTAACAGCAACATTCACACTGATCGGACCGGTCTGCGGTGTAGAGGTTGGAACCTCTGAGCTTACCGGAGCGTATGTTTCTGCTGAGTTGTCCTCGTAATTACCTTCTGTGGTTTCGTTATAGCCATAGGATGCGTTTCTTGTCGCTTCAGTGAATAAATTATGGTCTGATACCATATCACTTAAATTTGAGCCTTCTATGTGACCGCCCTCTGCGTGTTTTGAAACACCGAGAGCTTCGCCCGCCTGCTCGTATAATTCAAGTGCTCTTGTCCTTCGGCTTGGATTTGTTGGAATAACAAACTCGTCCCAGCCTTCCTCTGCCAGCCATGACAGCTGTGGGCCGCCACCAACCCGACCACCTGCAGCGTGTTTCGCCGGTGTTGTTGTCGGAATCTGTGGCAATGTCAGCAGATTGTAATTTGGCTTTACGTTTACCGTCGGACTGATGTTGAACGGACTTGCCGTTGCCGTGTTCAATGATGTCTGCAAGCTGGTTCTCAGCTGTGCTGATCCTCCGGTCAGGCTTGTTGACGCTCCTGTGTTGAGTGACGTTCCAAGGTTTGTGCCGGCCGTCTGCCATTCGGACTGTAGCGTAGCGAAATACTCATTCGATATAGGACCGTAATTCTCCATTACTGTCGAAAAATCAAAATCCTGCATATGATTCTGCATATACTCCTGCATGAACGAACTGAGCGTTTCTTCGCTGTTGCTGTTCTCCAACGCATTGTGAAGAGCCTCCGAATATGAGGTCTTTACCTGCTCGAAACAGTCTGCGTAATAATCAGACATTTTCTGTTTCAATGCGTCTGAGGTCAAACCGATTGACTCGCCCTCCGTCGGGCCTGTGATAGACTCCATGAGGTCTTGCCAGTCCTGGTTTGTCATTGAATCCCAGTCGATTGCCTCCTTGATCTCCTCTGCTGTCGGTACAGAATCTTTGAAATCCTGTATAATTTTCTCTTTGGTGCCTTCTGGTACCGCAAGTGCTGTCTGTAAAATCTGCGTCGCAATGTCTGTCTGAACCGCTGTATCGAGATTGAGCTTATCTAATCCCATCCAACTTGCCACATCTGCCGCAGTCCAGGTTTTTACATCCGGATGTGCCAACAAAGCATTGTTCAAAGCTGTTTCCAGTTTCTCCTTCGTGGTGCCTTCGATCTCCGGCATATAGCCTTGCAATGATGAATCCCACGCATCCGCTATTGTTTCCAGGTTGAAAGATGATACCCTTGCGTTTATATCTCCAATCTGTGCATAATATCCGTCTGTTGCTTCCTTTACCGCCGCATCGTACTCGTCCTGTGTGATTGCTCCGTCTGCCAGCTGCAGTTTAAGATTCGTGAGTGTCAGCATAAGTGCCTGCTCGTACTGATCCGAAGCAGATGTAACCTCCGCCTGCAGCTCTTCCTGCAAAGCATTGAAACTATCCATATCCAGCTCTGCACCGGAATACTTAATCTTCAACATGTCAAATTCCGCATCCGTCCTGGCCTGCGAAATCTTTCCTGTGATAGCCGAAATCTGATCCTGCAAGCTCTGAATCTCCGCCGCTTCATCAAGTGTAATAACGCTATCTTCCATGGCAATATCTACTTTTCCATTAAGCTGTGAACCCAAATCTTCTAACTGACTCTTCAAGCTACCGTAGTAGCTGTCGAGACCGCTGGTGTCTGCGTCGGTTCCGGTAAGCAATTTCAAAGCAACCGTTGCCTCGTAGTGGTTGTTGTCGATGTAGGACTGGCTATCACTGATAAAATTCTCGATTGCAGTTTTGTAATCGTCCTTCTGCAGTTCGTCCAGTTTCATTCCTAAGCTGACTTTCCAGTTTTCCTTTTTCAAGGTTGCTACTGATGATTGAAGGCTGCTTAATGCCTGCTGTGTGTCATTGGTTGCTGCCGTGAAGTTGTTCAAGCTGTCTGCCATATCTCCAAACGTGATGTCGCTGGCAATCTCCTTAACTTCCTGCAGGGATAATTTCACCTTTCCGAAAGCATTCTTTGCCACGTTCTCACATTCTTCCTGGAACATCTGTGCAAATTGCTCTGCAGAAACCTCGCTATCGTTCATAGCGTCCTGCAGAGCCTCATTCTGAAACTTCACATCTTCGATTGATAATCCGGTTGCCTGGAAGATTTTCTGTGCCTTCTCAGCTTCCTTCTGCATCTCTTCGACGTTCTCTTGGTACTCCTCTTTGACCTTGTTGCCTTTTACCCAGCCTGCAATACCGCCAACACCGGCACCGATTAAAGCACCGACAGCTGTACCAAGACCTGGGATAACAGAACCAAGTGCTGCACCAGCGGCAGCTCCGGCGGCAACACCGCCTGCCTTCCAAGCAGCCGAACCTCCGTAAGTGGCTTTTTCGTCCTTGTCGTTGGACTTGATTGCCTTATACGTGTCGATTCCTGCACTAATAAGCGTTGCACCTCCTGCGACTGCACCGGCTCCCGCTCCTAAACCAAGTGCTGATAACGCACCAGTGCCAAGCGAGGCTCCTCCGGCCAGGTTTCCTGCTCCGAGATTGATTGCCAGCATTGCTGACTTTCCAAGAAGTCCGGTACCCATAGCAGATGAACCGAGCATTGCTGCTCCCAATCCCATCTCTCCGGTTTCCGAACCTAATACCGTCTTTCCTGCTTTACCCATGCTGATCGCCCCTTTGCCAAGACTGATAAACGGACTTGCAATCTTACTGAGCATTACTGCAGAGAATATAGACGACAAATCTGCAGGCTTACCGCCCGGAAGCAGTTTAGCCGCATTTGATACCAGGTTGCCGAGTCCGTCCATTAACTTCGCTGATACGGTATCGAAATCAAACCCTTCCGAGAATCCTTTGGCGAATGATGCTCCTATGCTGGTACCTTCATCGAATGTCTCCGATATATCAATACCGAGCATCGTCATAACGCCTATCTTGATTCCGCTGCCGATACCTTTTCCGATGTCTCCGGCAAACTCTGCAAATTTTGCTTTTCCTTTGGTGTCCCACCATTCCTTGAACGGGTCAGCGATGAAAGCGTCCCAGCTTAACTTGACCTTACCCAGGAAGTCTGCGTTCTGCCATTCATCCGTGCTTGTCAGTTCATCGAGTTTCCTCTTTGCACGGTCCACCTTTGTATCTACCCAGTCCATCATTTCATCAAGACCGGATTCTACTGCTGGCATCTGATCGGTTAGCCAGTCTGCCAGGCTTCTCACGTATGGCGATAATCTCTCACCAAACGAAATTTTCACTCCGTCAACTGCACTCTGCAGCAATGTAATCGAACCCTGCAGATTATCCATCATCGTGTCGGACATCTTCGCTGCCGCTCCGTCCGCATTGTTGATGGCGTCTGCCAGTTTGTTGTAGTCTGATTCCGAGGCATTCAGAATAGCCAGCAGACCCTTCTGTGCCTCTGTTCCTGCGATTGTATTCGCAAGGTTGGACTTCTGCTCAGCCGTCATGCCTGCCGTAGCCGTCCTTAATTCACCCATCACGTCAGATAAATCCCTGGCCTGTCCATTGGAATCAAAAAAGCTGATGCCTAAGTCTTTCATAGCATCAGCCGCTCCATTGGTGTTCGTCGATAATCTCGTGAATATTGAGTTGAGTGCCGTACCGGCCATTGTTCCCTTGATTCCAGTATTTGCCATTAAACCTGTCATAAGGGCAACATCTTCTATGGAGTAACTGAGCGATCCTGCCATAGAGCCTGCATATTTGAAAGTCTCGCCCATTCCGGAGACTGTCGTGTTCGCATTTGATGCAGCCGCCGCCAAAACATCTGAGAAGTGTCCGGCATCACCGGCTTTCATATTGAACGCCGTAAGCGCATCCGTAACAATATCGGATGTCGTTGCCAAATCTTCTCCGGAAGCTGCGGCCAAGCTGAGAATGCCTTCGATACCGTTCAGCATATCGTCGGTTTTCCATCCAGCCATTGCCATGTAGTTAAACGCCTGTGCTGACTCTTCGGCTGTGAATTTCGTGGTTGCTCCCATTTCCTTCGCCTTGTTCGTCAGTTTGACAAGCTCTGTGCTGGTGGCTCCGCTTATAGCCTGGACCTGTGACATTGCGGCCTCGAAGTCCTTGTATGTCTCTATCGTGTCTTTCAGACCGATACTGACTCCCAGGACCGCTCCGACTTGGAAAATAGGATTTTTCAACAGGTTTATGATCCCTCGAACCGGGGAGGTTATGAGGTCAATCGCTCGCATTGTAACGCTCCACGTTTTCCCTGTAAAACTCCTTAACCCATTACCCAGCGTAGAGAGTACCGGACTGATCCGTTCCTTCGCTTCAAGCAGGACTTCGTACTTTTCTTTCGCCCAGCTTGCCAGGCTCTTTTCGGTTTTCTGAGCTTGCTTGTCAAACTTGGAAACTGTGTCGCTCGCTTTCTTGGCTGAACTATTCGCACTATTGGCCGCTCGTTCCATCTTCTCGAATTTCTTCGTAGCATTGGAGACTCCCGGATCGGTATTATCGACCGTCTCAATAGGAATTTCAATTCTAAGTGTTTCCGCCACCGTCATTACCTCCTTTCTGTGATTCTAGGGTTATCCGCATAGACGCAAGCATGAACGCCTGCACGCCTTTCGGTTTCTCGTAAAATTCATCGGGGGTTATTCCCGTCTTTTGGAATATGTGATGCAATAAGCACATCTTGCCCCCGGCTTCAATTAGTTTTTTGCTACTTCCTCAATGTTGCTCTCGTAGCCGCTGAGGGTATCGATTGCATCAATAATACGGTCTTTCTCGCCCGCTTTAAGTGTGTACTCGATTACATCCAGGCCGGACATAATCTGAAATCCTTTGCTTTCAAGTGCCTGCCATACCTTCTTGTTGTCCCATAACTTCTCTCTATCCTCTGCGATAGTCGCCTTGTGGATGATTGCTGACTGGTACTTGATACGGTCTGTGTCCTCCGGCATCTTGATACCAAGCTGCTTATTACGAACATACTTTGTAAATTTCTTACGGCACTTGTCGTACTCCTCTGAGCCAAGAGGTCTGATAGAGAATGCAAAAGCGAGCTTACCGTTTCTGACAATCTCAACTCTCTGTGTTTCCTCTTCGTCGGAAGCGAAATCTGCAGCCGCAATCAGACCTGCAATGAAATCTTCCTCATTTGCTCTGATCACCTGCTTTGTTTCCTCTTCGTTTGTCTCCACTGTACTTACTGCAGGCTGAGTATTCTCCTCAGCTGTTGCCTCGCCTACTGTTACGCCTTTTACAAATTCTTTAGCCATTTGAATGTCCTCCAATTCTTTTTGATTAAATAAAGGGGAACCGCTCCGGCTCCCCTACTGGTTTCGTATGTGGTACTCCTTATCTGTCTACGCCGAGTAATGACTGTAACTTAGGCGGTCTGTTGACAAAGAAGTTCCAATTTCTCTTGATAACATCGCCGACAGTGACATTCTGAATGTCTACCTGTCCGGAAGGAATACACTCCTTGTAAACCACACGTTCCTCAGAGCCATTGCGGCCGAGAAGTGAGCCTTGGAAGTTCCAGTGTGGCATATTCTGTGTTTCTAATGATTCCATAAGTTCCTGGATAAACTCGTCGTCCTCCACTACGATCTGAGACATTGTGAGGTTGACAGCAAATGTATTGGCTGTCTCGTGCTCCTGTGCATCTCCAAGTACGCTATACTTTGCGTTGTTCCAGTTTACGTTGGACGTGAATGTGTCAACCGTAGCAAGTAAAACGCCGTCCTCACTATAAAACGCTCCATCCTTGCCAGTGCGTGCATGCCTTGAATCGGCTGCTGCTCTTTCATTTCTCATTACTTCTTACCTCCTTCTATTCGTTTGTGCTGAAACGGAAGATGAAACTGAGGTAGATATGCTCCATAGAATCCTTGTCGATTACATCGATGTCAAACCATGCGCTGTCTCCATCAGCAGTGTAAGCGGTACTTTCAGTTACCTTGCAAGCAGTGAGCTTACTCTCTTCTTTCATTGCATCGCCTACGCCCTGCAACTGAGAAATTACAGTTGCTCGCCCGTTGGTGTCGTTGTCTACCTTGCCTACCAGGTTGTCAGAGGTGGTATTGATACGTCTGATAAGCTCGAAACGAGTCTTAACACGGCGAATCTTTTTCCAACCGTCGTCCTGGTTGTCCTTTGGCGTAATGAGGGTATTGATTGCATTATCAATCCACACCTGCTTAGCCTTGTTATAACTGAGTACCAGGCAGCCTTTCTTCTCTGCAGCAATCATTTCAGTGTTTGTCAGCTTTTCCTTGATCTCGGAGAAGCCGCTGACTACTGTATGAGTGAGTGAAGAGTTTGCCGCTACTGCACCGATCATACCGGCAATACGCGCTGCGGTCTGATAACCATCGATCTCCGCACCTTGCTCGTTCACATGAGCATTGAGAACGTAGTGCATCTTCTCGTCATTGAACGAAGCAGCGTGTGCTTCCCTTGTTTCCAGGTCTACCGTGTGCTTCTCGGCAACGACCGCCTGTGTAAGGGATGCCGCATCAAAAATACGATTGATGAAGCTCTGCAGAAGCAGATGTACCGAAGTATCCTCGGTATCGACGCAGATTGTGTTAAACTCATACGCTTCTACCTGCTTAAACGCATTGGAGTAGTCTCCATTCGTTACCTGCGGATCAGTTCCCTTTGTAAACTGTGACTGAGACACGTTCTGTAATGTTACGGTGCCGGACTTGATAGCCTCTGCCTTGAAATTCTTGGAAGATGCCAGTGCATCCACAAGGGCATTAGCTTCGTCTGTTCCGGCGGCAAATTCCACCTTCTCAAACTCTGTTGTACCAGCATAAAAAATGCACTCTTTGAGAGTGCTGTCTGAGAGCTTCTCACGGACTGTTACTACAAAGTCCTTTGCTCCTGGATATTTGGCTGTGATGCTTACTGCATCCGTGCTGTCGCTGTCCTGCAACTTGATACTACCCTGAGTACCGCCGTTACCGACTCTGCAGGCGATGATTGTCTTTGCACCACCGGCGATTGCCTCCTTTATTGCATCCGTAGTAAGTGCGGTACCGAATGTTCCTTCGTAGCCATCCTCTGCAGATAATTCGATTGCCTCATTGAGAGGGCCAAAATCTGCACGGAAGATTACTGCGGTAACACCATTCATAACACCAGTGGCGGCATTTCCGCCTTTCTTCTGAATGTTGAAATAGGTACCAGGGCGCACCTTAGTTTCGCCTAAAATGAATGTTCCTGCCATTTCTACTTAACCTCCTTCTGTAAGAACTTGCTTACAATTTCCTTTGCCTCTGATACTGTATACTCGGCTTTGCCGTCAGTTTTCAGAGCGGCTACAACGCATTCCTGCATTGTGCCAAATACGCTTCTTGCGTTGCCTGCAAGCTCGCTTACTGTGTAAACGGACTCTGCAGGGACCTTTTTCTCCGGCTTCTTTTCTGCCTTTGTTTCAGCAGGTTCCGGAGTTGCTGTTTCCTTAGCCATGCTTTACCTCCTTAACTGTAATTTCCATGAGCTGCCACAAGTACATGAGGCTTAGCCTTGTACCTAAGCAATCCATAATGACCTGTGATGAATACCTGGCCTTCCTTCAAGTAGTCAGATTTGTAATTCACCTGCAGTCTCTTAATGAACATAGGCGAATAGTCCAGCATGATTACCTCTCCGTCGAATGACAGGTGGTTGGCAATATCTGCGGCCATCTTCAATCTAACTGTGTTTTCCGGACATAAAACATGGACGGCAATCCTGCCGTCCATCCAAGCCACTGTATTTGTTTCTTCTTGCTTCTCAGATGAAATCAGTCTGCAGTAAACCACCGGCTGCTCCGCTGAGGCTTCGGTTATCTCCTCCATCCGGTCATATCCAATTACCAAGCATTCTGGGTACAACTCCTTGATGTACTTATCAACTGCCATTACCGGGTCCGGATCGGACGTCTCCATAGACGGATATTCCAGGATGTCAAATCTGACTTCACAGCCGATTACAACACCGGCTTTTCCTGCATCCTCGCCCATAGTGAACGCATCTGTTCTCGCCCATGTAAAGCAGTACGGCGTGCCGCCTTCCGGAAGAAGGATCACATCACGCAGGCATTCCTTCACGATAGACGCTATGTCCTCCGGGAATACATCTGTTGTGTTCTGACAGAATATCGATACTGAAAGACTGCCGGCACTGTTTCGTTCTTCGTTTGCCTGCAGGTCGTAGTTGTAAGTTACCATAGGGTACTGCGTTTCACCGCCCCACCCATCCTGTTCGTCGCCCGGTGCTTCCGGACTAAAAACAGCAGGCACACCGTTGTAGGTTGTAAGCCTCTCTGCGAGTGCTGCCGTACTGACGAACCTTTTTTGAATCAGTTCTTCTAGCTTCACTCTGTCGCTCCTTTCTCATTGTCCTGCTCTTCGATGCCGTAGGTCTTGACCTCCGACATATCGTGTGAATATCGGATTTCCCACTGACCGTCTACCGCTTCATCAATGGGAATCCGAAAGTGATTAGTTACATTGCCGATACCCGGATGATACTGGACGATCAGCTCCTTCTCGGTGGCTGATGTTACAAATCCGGCTTTACCTTCTGGCCATGTGCGATGCTTGCCATAGACCAAATCGCCCCTTGCGATCTCGCTCAAATCGAAGGTTGCTATCGGCTGTTCTACTACCAGTGCCATATATCATGCCTCCTTAGCCATACGGCTCCTTGTAAATTTTCTCAATTTCCGGGGTTGCTTTCTCCTTGATCTTGTCTACGAATGGTCTTGCTGCCATTTTCTTCGTTCCGTTTTCAAGGTAGCCAGCATACTTCTCTTGGCTTTCCAGCTCTGCAATGATTTGGACTCCGCCACCAGCGGTACTGCCTTCGCTCTTTACCTGGCCATTCCAGTGCATACGGAGATTTCCTGTACGTCTTGCCGGTGGTTCTCCTGGTGCCGAAGCTGTGTAGGTCGCTTTGCTGTGTGGCTTGCGATATGTTCGCCCGCTTCTCTGACCTTTTAGCACTTCTAGTTCTGCGTTTCTCATAGCATTCACTGCCCTAACGCCCCTGGCTACGACTTGCCGGTTGATTTTGGCTACCTGTCCTTTGACTGTTGCTCTTATGGCACTTCCTGCACTCCCTGCTTTTCCATCGTTCCACAGTTTCACTTGACATCCTTCCTTTCCTCAGCGTAGTAGATTGTGGATATACCCAAGTTACCTACCTCGTCCAGGTCGATGATGTAAAACGTGCGATTCCCAAGTATGAGTTTATCGGACTTCTTTGCTTCCGGACTTCCCGCCTGCACAATCGTATGGGTGCAAACACGTTCTCTCGTTGAATGAGATTCCTTCTGTTCCTTCGTGGACTCGGCAAGACATCCTCTGATGATCTTTGAGCCGTCTCCTTTCGGGTCGTTTACTACCCTTCCGCTCGCTGTTACAACCTGCGTATTTGACTCGACAACAAAATCCTTGAATAAGTTTCCCGGCCTTAAATACATAAATCTCGCATTTATCATCCGTTCCACACCCTCTCGTTTTCGTGCATTCCGGTATGGAAGTAAGGTGGACCATCTACCCCATTACCAAACCGTGGCACTGACACTGACTCTGCCTGGACCTCTTTTTTCAGCTTGTCGTAATCTTCTTTCCAAAGTTTCGCTCTGCCGTTCATATCCAGGCTAAGAGGACCGGTCTTTGTGTTGACCTCATACGCAAAACGACGGCACAAACTTTCCAGGAGCATTAGCTTCGCACGCTTCCACTTATTCGGGTATGCGTCGATTGCTGCTTGTATCTCCTCGTCGGTCAATGCCGTCGTATCTGCCAGGCCCTCTACCATCGTGTCTCCAAGTTCAAACCTCATACGGTCTTTGCCAAACTCCGTGATGTTTCCTGGCTCATATGTGTATGCACCTTTTGACATTAGGTATCAGCTCCCTCCGTATTACTGTCTGTGGTTGCGTTACCGCTTGTGGATTCGTTTGAATTGCCTTCGGCGGAGAATAAGGTGTCGTGCTGTTTCTGAGCCGCTTTTTTGACCGTGGCACGTGTGTCTAATGCGTGAAGCAGAATCAGAACGCTATCGGACTGCACGCTGGCTACTGCCTTTGCACCGTCCTCTGCATTCATCTGCAGTACATCGACCACTGACTGAATATCCTCTACACTGCAGGAAACCGCCGTCACATTGTCACCCTCGCCCTTGACTGTCACGGTAAAACCGGCATTGTCGGAGTCGAACGGTTCAAGCTCTGCGACTGCGGACTGGATCATCTCGTCCACCTGCTCCTGCGTAAATCCTTTGCCTGCATTGGCGACTGCATCGGCGATCATCTCGTCCACCTGCTCCTGCGAATAAAGGGCACCGGACTGTTCCGGTACCCCTGCTTCGTCATTTGCGATTGAGATTACGCCGAGTTTTTCTTCTCTCTCGATGTTTACCACGAGCTCTGCCGGGATTTCATCCCCAATGAAGAATTTTCTGCCGCCATAACTGCAAGGCTTCTTTGCAATCAATCTCATGGCGAAACCTCCTTACACTGCGTCGTAGCCAAAGAACGCAAGATCATCTGCAGTTTTCTTCATGTCGTAAGCCATAAGACCTTCGACAAACTCAGAATGTGTTCCGGCCTCGCCCTGGTAGTTGAGTACCGGAAGTAAGATGCCGTTCTCTAACATATCCCAAGTGAAGATGTAGCCTGCAGAAGGCTCCTCGATGGAAGGTGTATCTGTTGCATACGCTAACAGGAATGAGTTAGGATCGCCGATGAACTGCATGTTTGCAGCCTGGCCTAAACCGGCTTTATTCTGCACGGTCTGATCGATAACGATTCTGTCAACTCCGAAGAGCTGTGCAAGCACGTTCTCGGTAACATTCGCAGGATTTGCAGTTGTGCCGCCAAACTTCACTCTTTCAAGAATCGCAGGGTGTACCTTCAACGCATTAAATACGTTGATGCCGAGTCCTAATCTGTTAGGAGTACGTCCGGTTGCCTGTCTCATGGCGGTTTTCTTTGCGTCGAAGAATGCAATAGGATCGCTGTTGCCGTTGCTGAACTTGATAAATTCATTTCCGGAAACAGCTGTATCATCCTTGCCCTGTCCTTCATTCGCCCATACTCCCTGCTTCATAAAGGACTTGGAGAAATCCGAATCCTGGTGGATGTTTGCCTGTGCTGCCATAACCTTAGTTCTCTGCTGGCGAGGGTCTGCAGTACGAGGTCCCTGTCGGCGATTAAGGTCAGTCTGACGAATGGAGTCGATACCCATAATCATCTGATCTACTGTACAAGCATAGGTCTCTGTGTGTTCAGAGATTACCGCAGGATCAACCTTGCCGTATGCAGGCTTTCTCTGCCAGTTATCACGTAACAGATCCTCTTTGTCGAATACATAATAGTTGTCAGAGGATAACCCTACCGGGCAAACCGGGAACATATTCTTTGCAAGGGTTGTTGAATCCTTCTGATAAAAAGCCAGCGCCATAGTAGAAAGCGCCGTGTGTGGTCTGAAAGCACCCTTGGCAATGTCTGCCTGGATGCTCTTTGCTGTTCTTTTCATTTACCATTTTCCTCCTTCTTTATTTTGCGGCGTTCTTCTGATACTTGGAAATCTGAACTCTCACGTAGTCATTCTCAGCCGCATTGCTAAGCGCCACGCCGATCACATAATCTCCGTCAGCTGCCTTTGTTGCTTTTCCTGCAGTTGCAGTTACCTCTTCGCCCTTCTTGATGGTTCCGCCAGCAAGAATGTAGCCGATGTCCTTAATCTGAACATCAACCTGGTCGCCCTGTGCAACCTTTCCGGCCTCCTCTCCGGAGATGTCGTTATAGCCTGCCTCAATAATGGCAACGCCCACGATAGGTGCCGTGCCGTCGGCCGCTAAGATCACGTTTCCATTTTCGTCGTATTTGAGAATGAGATTTCTCACATCGTCAATAGCAGCACCGGCCTGTTCTGTGATTGTCACAGACTGGTTAATCTGTGAGCCGTTGAAATTTCTCTTTGCCATGGTCTTTTCCTCCTTCCTTAAAATCCTTCCTCAGCATCGTATGCATCCATAAGGTCCGGGTTATCTTCCCAAGCCTTAGCCAGTGCATCCGTATAGCTCATGGAAGGCTCTTTCTGCATATAACTCTTGGCGATACCCTCAATCTTGCCCTCTGCATCGCTTACGTGCACAGAGCCGTGACCGGACTTGCCAACCTCAGAAAAAACGCCTGACTTGTTGACCGCTTCCACGGTGGCATCAAGAACGGCGATCATATCGTTGTATGCAGTTCCACCGGTAGCTCTAAGAGATTTGAGCATAGGTACAAGCTCCTCTTTCTTCTTGCCGATGATTTCATACTTGCCTGCTACGTCTTCAAGTTCTCTGTTCTCAGCATCCTCACGGAACTTTCTGAGTGCTTCGATTTCTGCCTTAACAGCAGGATTGAGACCCTTGTAGATGTCCTCGCCATCTGCAGGTGCTTCCTGGTTCTGCTCAGGCTTCTCAACAGACTTTGTTACCGCAGGTTTTTCCTCCGGAGTCTGCTCTGTCTGAGCCGGGTCGTCTGCCACGCCGTATCTCTTCTCAATATCTTCGAGAATGAGAAGCTCAGCCTGGGTCATTTTGCTCTTGTCGATCTTCATATCTTCGTTGTCTCCTTTCGACTGTTTCTTTTTGCCCTGGTCCTTTTTGTCCTCTGTGTCTACCTCCGGATCATCTCCTTCTTCGGCAGGCTTTCCAGCGGCGGTCTGTGCCTTCTCGATGTTGTCATTCAGCCTTGCAGCTGCAGACTTCATCATTGCCAGGTCACTCTCCGTCACCTCGTCACTCTTTACGATGTTGATTACCTTTCCGCCGGACCAGTTGCTAATCGCTTCCTTCACTACTGCAGTGAACTCGTCAAGGCTCTCATTCATCGCTGTTGCTGCGCCGGTGCTATCCAGCTCCTCGTCATTCAGAATCGAACAGAGGCTTGCCTGCAGTGCGTAGCATATATCCCAAATTTCATCAGCAATCTTTCTGTTCTTGATTTCATTGAAACGCTCGTTGAAACTAACAGAGTTGCCTTTCAAAACTTCCTCTACTGCACTGTCGATCTCTTCCTGGTTCATGCCGGCCTTTTTGCCGATGAAACCGAACAATCGGCTGACAAAACCATTCTTATCGCCATTCTCTCCTGTGGACTGCCCTTTTTCGCCTTTGCTCTTTGTCAGCTTAATGTGAGCATCCGGATTTGCACCTTCATCTACAAAATCAACCTTGCTGATTCTGAGATTTTTTAACTTTGTTGCCACTTTGCTTCCTCCTTTCCGCAAGATTTGTATATTAAAAAAGGCACCTTTACGGTGCCTCTCCTAATAACGGAATGATGTTTCTGTTGCTGATAAACTCTTCTAACTGCTCTACTGTGGACTCTCGCAGGTTATTCAAACCGTAGCGGTCCATAAATTCGAGCAGGAAATCAGAAAAAGGCACCATATCGGATGCCTTGCTGATCTGTTTTATCAATTTTCTCTTTTTGATTAGATTTGTCTCCATATTGTGAACTACCTATGCCCTTATTGCACTCTCGTATGTGGAATTATAAGGTTGAGACTGCTGAAAAACTCAATACGCCCCATTTCTACAAGGTGTTTTCATCTTCTACTTCGACTCTCTCGGCTTCTCCTTCGATTGAGAACATCGGATATGTGCCGTCCTTAACCTTTTCCCATACATCCTCGTCGGTTACTTTGAAGCCAATCCACCAACCAATCGGAAGGGTTCCTGCCGGGATTCCCATTGCCTGCATTTTCTCTTCCGTGAATACCACGGATTCAACCAGGACTGCAGCACCGCCTCTTTCGTGCATTTCTCCACCTTCACGATAGAGCAACACGTACTGATATGCTGCGTTTTCCAGTTCTTCCGGTTCGATGATGTCCTCCTGCCAGTCCTCAATCTCTTCTCCGTCAGCACGGATAGCAACATTCGCCCAGCCAAATGCCAAGTGCTTGTCGTCGTCAGACTTGGCAATCATAAACCTGCCCTTAATCACATTGCTGGCAGGCTCTTTCTTCTGCGGTTCTGCAGACTTCTTGATAAAGTCAGAGAACTTCTTCACTTTCTCACTTCCTTCCTCTCGGTGCAGCCACTTCGATATACTCGATAGTGCAGGCACATCTCGGGTGTGCAGGTGGCAACATATGTTGCCCTGCAAACAGGGTCTTTCCTTTGAAATCAAAGTCGGAGTCCATATCTACCTCGGTACCTTCCAGTGCATTGCAGATGTCGCACACCGAATCGTCTCCGGATGTACTCCACCGCTTTACCATTGTTCCAAGGTACCCTTCGCCCTGTGCCTGGCGTATGCCTTCATCGGCTCCACGGTTATAAGCAAAAGCACTCTCGGTCTGAGCGATTGTGAATGCCCTGGCTCTGTGCTGTTTCTCTGCATATTTCTGAGAAGCGTCCAATGCCTTCCGTCGGATGCTCTCAACCTTCATTCTCGGATGCTCTTTTCGCATCGTAGCTACGATATTGTCATAATACCGGGCATTTGCTCTTGCGTCACCCTCTGTCAGACCGATACACGGACGGATGAGCCTTGCCAGTTCATCTACCGTATGGCTCTCTCTCATTTTCTTTTCCAGGAGTGCAGCTATTGCGTCCTTCTGTTCTTCTGTGCATCGGGTAACAAACTCAGCTCCTCTTTCGCTGATCCAGTCAAGAACGCCGGGTGTCTGAGTGTTGAACTCAAAAGCGAGACCGTCCAGGATTGGTTGCCCGGTTGGTCCCGCTACTATTGCCTGCGTCCACATTGACTGTAATCTCTCGGCAACAAGCACTGAGTAATCCTGTTGCCAAGCCTCTAACGTCTCTTTGCTGAGGCTTCCGTCCGCTACTGCCTTTCGGAGTTCCTGGTACGTGATGGTGTCTTGCTGATCCTGCCAAAACCCGCATAGGATTTCAACCGGTTCGTCACATTCACTCTGCAGGTACTCTTCAAGTCTGCGTAGGACTTCTTGACTGCCCGGTGTCTTTGCCTTGCGTATTCGCTTTGACCGTATGAACCTTATTGCCATTTGTACCGCTCCTTCCTAATCGCCTTTTAGCGGCTTCTACCACATTGTCGGGTATTTCTTCGCCTTCGTCGTTTCCATTGCTTCCTGCGGCTGTTTCAGGCTCCGGTGGCTGGTTCTGCTCCGCCTGTTGCTTACGCCGCTGGTCTACTGTTCTGTCGTCCGTTGTCCTCTCCGGCAGGTGTCCGACTTGGCGAATGTAATCTTCCAGCCCGTCGTCCGGTACTAAGATTCCGATGCCAGTCATATCCTTGATGAATGCCGCAACCTTCGTTACGTCCACATCTGCAATGTCGCCGTGGGACATCTTTGGGTACTCCGTGATGCCTGCAAAATGTTCACCGTTAATATCGATCAACGGCGGGATGCCCTGGCTGTTGAATGTCTCACAGATCATGTCTAGGAATGCACCGATTGCCATAGCGAACAACTCCGTCTTATCGGAACTCAACGCCCAGGAACCGGTCTCTGAATGCCCTAAGAAAATAAAATCCGCCAGTACCGTCATTGCAATTCGGGTATCGTAGCGGTTGATGATTGCATTCGTGTCAAACTGTCGGGTGCCGCCGGAACTTAACAGCTCCAACTCATATCCTGCCGGAAGTACCACGCCTTCCATCTCGTCTCGACGGATGCTCTTTACCATATTTTCCAACGCAATTCGTGTCTGCTTATTCTCAGACACATTATCATCCCAAATATCCAAACCGTCCGGGGCGTGCATTACCGGGAGTCCTGCAAGGTCTCTCTCGATGCCAATGCCCTCAATCTCCTGGATTCGTCTCTTGAAGTACCAGGATCGGTAGGCATTTCTCAGAATACTTCGCCCTTCCGGGTTGCTCTTCCTGCTCTTTGTGCGGAACAGCAACGCCTTACTCATTGGTATCGTATACGTTCCGAAGTCCGGTGGTGGCATCTGAGTCATTCCCAGCAGATTGTCCTCGTTGTCGTATTCCCATCGGTAGAGCGTTTCCTGTGCTCTGATAGGCAATTTCTTCCATCCAATCAAGCCATCCGTGTACTTACTCTTCGTGGTTGGGTTCTTCGTATTTCCCATACGGCGCTTATACACGATCTCGTGGAAGCTCCAACCGTAAGTGAGGAAAGATAAGATTTCCGAAATTGTGTCCGTCCAGGTGTCCTGCATATCGTGCATACAGCTTTCTACGAACTCTGCGGCCTCTTTGTCCTTTGCGGTGTCGCCTCCCGGCTCTACATTCCAGTCGCACTGTCTTACCAGCATCTCGATAGCGAAGAGGATCGCACCTACCACATCGTCATTCTCAGACATTTCACGGTAGACCTCTATTCCTCGTGTGCCTCTCAGTTCGTGAAGGAACTCCTCGTAGATTGTTCCTCCGTAGCGTCGCTGACCTATGCGACCGATTTCTTTGTTAGCCATCTGTTCTCACCTCACTTATTCCAATAACTGCTCTTGCCTAACTGGCTATCCTTAGGCGGTGCTGAGTATGTAGCACCACTCTCCAACTCTGTAAATGCCGACGAACTTGCATCCACCATATCCTTGAATTTTGACTGTGGGAAGTTCTCGCACTCGTTGAAATACTCTTCATTCCACGGTGCAATCAGCACATCAACATTGCCCTTATCCATGCCTTCAAGCCCTAACCACTGTGCCGAGAACGGTTCTGCTCTCGTTACCTTGTCTCCGGACTCTTGAATGCACTTAACAGTAAAACCAGCCAAGAGCTTCATGAAACTCTGTGCCTGGTCTTTACCTGCCTGGCCTGGGTCCTGTGGAAGTCTTGTTGCTACCCTTCCGTATTTCGCCCTGTCGGCTATGCAGGTCTGCTTTATGATTTCTCGCACATCTGACGAACTCAACCGGCGATTGATAACGTCGGCCACAATGTACCGTCCGTTTCTTCTCTTTCCGATCAGCACGCCTGCTGTGTACGCCGGGTCTCCCTTTTCATCCTCAGATGTTGCCGCAAGGTCCCAGCCTCTCGCCCACTTAATAACATCGGGCGGTATTTCTTCCAGCATATTTACTTTTACTCGCTTGAACATCAAGCCTGCGGCGGCTTTAATCTTCCAGTTACCATGCAGTAGTCGTTCTCTTTGCACGAGAGCCATTGCCTGCAGGTTGGCTAAATATCCTGGGTCATTCTTCATCAGAATTTTGTTGTCATGCAGCGTACTTGCAATGAACGTCACGCTCTTAGGCATTGTTTCAGCCTGTTCCGGCTTGACGCCGTTCTCGATAGCTCCCTGCACTGCCTCTTCTCTGCTGTCGAACCAGGTAACAACCTCATTCAGTCGCACCATCCAACGGATCACTCCCGACCGTTCCGGTATCGGGTAGCCAGTCTCTTGGTTTATCCACCAGGAAATGAACTCAGCAACCCAAGAGTCTGCGTCCGGGTTGCAGGTGGCTCGTACATACGGCTTTACACCGGAATCTGTACGGTTTCGAGACAGCATATAAAAGAACTGGTACTCGCTAAAGTGCGTCAGCTCGTCAAATCCTATCATCGTGAGCTGTGAACCCTGCCAATCGTCGCAATCTTCATCTCGGTTGAGATGTGCAAAATTGACTGATGCACCCTTTTTGAAAGTCCAGTGTAGTTTTGGTGTCTTTAACGGCTGGGAACCTTTCACGTAGCGGTAAATCTTTCGTGAACTGTCCCATAAGCCTCCTGGGGAAGTCACCTGCGTATAGTCACGTCGGAAGATCGTGGCGTTGTAATCCGGATTGTTCATGTACCTAAGTGGTTCCAACAGCAAGCCGTATGTCTTTCCTCCGCCTGCCGCACCACCATAAATACATATATCCGCAGATGTTGCCAAGAACATTTCCTGCGGTCCTTTCTGAGGAGCTAATACGATTTTCTCTTTCATTCATCGTCCCTCCCATTATCCGGAAGATAAATCTGTACCTCTGTGTCATTGTCTCCGCTCTGATCCACATAGTCCTGTGGCCTATCCTGCCAGCGGTCACGCTGTCTGTTTTTCAGCCAAAATATCTGAGCGGTTACATCCGGTGGCACGTGCTTCTTTGTCTTTTCGACTTTTATCGGCTTTATGTTGCCATCCTTGTCGTACTCAACAATCCTCTTCTCTTCCTCGTATTCATAACCGGTGGCTCTCTCATAGAGGCTCCTAATTACCTTTGCATCTGATACTCCTTTACCTTCTCCAAGCGCCTTGCCGAATGATTCGTGTTCCTTGGCCCATCGCATAATGGTTCGTTCGGAGACTCCCATAGCAACGGCGATCTCTTCGTTGGTGGCACCCATTGCAGCCAAAGACCACGCCCAATTATCGTGGTAAGGGGCATTGTATTTTGGCTTAGCTGCCATACATTAACTACCTGCCACTGAGGTAGTCAGCACATAGGTACTCGATCAGTTGCCACCTGTTCTTACTCGTGATTGTCCCTTCCTTCTCAGCTTTCTTTATTGCCTGCTGGATAACGGAAGCGGACTCACCCGGTACCGCATTACTGCCAAACAGTTTTGCGAGGTAGGTCCATTCTCCTTCCTCTGTGAATCCTGTGTCGTCCATCTTCTGTGTGGCGTTCTCGATCATGGAATGAATCGCCGCACCGACATTCCGGATGTCCGTAAACTTCTGATACTTGCTCAACGTCTCCACAAATGACTTGCACTGCTCGAATGAAGCGACGCCTACAATATCCGGGGCCTTCGACTCCAAATCCTTAATCAGTGCGTCCATATCTTTTACCTGGTGTGGCAGGAACGTAAACGTCACATTCTTAAAATCAAATGAAACCGACGGACTCAGCATCTTGTCGTACTGTTCCAGCGGTTCCTCCATGATCTCCTTGCCTACAAACGATTCAATCATATCGTCCACATCATCAATCATCTTCACGATTTCTCTCAGCGTACTGTCGTCGTCGAAACCGGAGATTGCGTTGTGTGCCAGCTGCTTTGCCGCTATCTTACTGCGTGAGAGACCGGACACATCGACAATAGCGATTATCTCTTTCATCTCTGCAGCACGTGCGCTCTTTACTCTGTGGTGTCCGCTGATGATTTCCAGCTTGCCGTCCACCAAAACAAAAAGAGGCAGGCTTTCCAGCTGTCCTCTCTTCTTGATGTTGGCGGTCAACTGATCCTGCATCTCGTTTTTCATTATCCTGGCGTTGATGTCCTGCTCCTTGACTTTATCCAAAGGAATCTTGGCAATCACCAAGCCGGAACCCATATCGTAGATTACTTCGCACCCTTCGATTTGCTGGATGCCTTTGCTCTGTTCTTCTGCCATTCGTTCTCCCTCCTTAGCCATTCTTGAAGTGTCTGCTGTTCGGTTCTTCCCTCGACCAACTCAGCCTCATATGTGAGCTTGTAGCCGTTCTTCTTGTCCTCTGCTCTGTTTACCAGTTTCATAATGCCTCGGACTTCTTTGTTCTCCGGGTACCTGGTAAGCATAGCAGTACGCATCTTTGTGACCTTCTCCTGCTCTATGTTATCCAGGAGCGTATCTACAAACTCTCTGTTCTGTGCCAGCATATAGCACAGTCTGCCTAACCGGTATGTCTTGTGCGGCACCTTCATCACGTACCACACAAATACGCTGTCTGCAGCCATCTTTGATATACCGAATACTCCGGCCACATATCCGTCAATCAGCAATGCCCTGTTGAAGGTTGCCGATGAACCCACAAAGTTGTGCGTCCATAGTTCTCTGTAATACTGGGCCTCTGCTGACTTAATCGGAATCACCTGCACCTTGCTATCTTCCTTGATCTCGTAGTCTCTCGGAAGCATACTGCAGTCCAGCGGTTGCAATTTGCTCTCTGCCGGACGCTTAATCTTCTTACCGTTTGCAAGAGCGGTTGCCTCTTCCTCTCGATTCGTAGTGATGTAAGCATTCAAATCTGCTCTCGTGCCGGAGCGGGCGTATATCGTGTAGCCTACTGCTTCGCCTACTCTCTTCTCCTGGTAGCAGATAACCAATGCTTTCGCATCCATGCAGAGGTCGTAGAATTGCTGGTGTCCTGTCTCCGGATCAAACAACTCATACGGTGGCTCTTTCCAGGTCATCTTGCCCTGCGTGTCGTAAAACTTCTCATAGCCGGAGAAGTAAGTAGGTGGATTTGCGATAACCAAAGCGTGCGGATCATCCAGTACCTCTTTCAGATGCTCCCACATATCCAATGGTCTGTAGCTCATGCCGCCGAGCAGATTTCTGATAACTTCTATCTGTCGATTGATACTCTCGATATGTTCGTCTCTTCTGAGGCGTAGGTCTGTGAATATCTGATAGAAATAATCATTGCCCGCATTCTTCGACGTTCTGAGGTACAGCTGTGCATACAATGCCGTTGCCGGGTCAAGAAGTTCTTCGTCACTAAAGCCTTGTGCGTGGATTTCCAGCGGCTCTAATGATTGGCCGGTAATCGCATACCCGAGAACTGTTGACATCATATTGACGTCGCTGGTCTCGATCTGCTCCGGCTTAAACCCATTCTGTACTGCCAGGTTCGCCATAGCAAAGGTACCGGCACATGGTTCAACGAACCTTGTATATCCGGACTTTGCTGCAGTCTCTATCAGAGTAACGAGAAACTTCTGCTCCGACGGACCTAAGCACCCCAAGAACATTGCTCCTGGGTCCATAAAAAATGCCATATCCTTGTCTCCTTCCCTAAAAATTGTTCAATATATACAAAAAGCCGGGGCGGTTCCCTGGTATAACACCGGGGATTTTTAATACCCACCTCAGCATATTGCACAAAAAGACACCGGACCGCAAAGGACACCGGTGTACGTTCCGTGATAACAAATAAGGCACCGCTTCCGTCTTGGAGGCGATGCCGTTGTTTTTGGACCGGAACCCTGCGATGAACAGGACCTTAACTATGGAATAGCCATGTGCTACTTACACCAGTTCCGGATGTTATGATTAAATCCCCGCCAAACCAAACAAACTCAGCTGTTCGTAACCAGATTCTTCTCTCCTGGCCTCGACTGCCTTCTTGACAGGTTCCTTGCTTTCTTTCTTTGCTGCAGGCTTCTTGACCTTCGGCTCTGACGGATCGTATAACTCCTCAATCAGTTCTCCGGTCTGCTCCGCCCACCACTCAGCGAATACGGTTCTGTGGCACCAGTCTCCTGGAACTCTCACATCTTCGTAGCAGAGAAGCACAAGTTCTTTCCCTTCTGCCCTTGCTTCCGCATTCATCTTCTCGACCATATCGATGATTCTGTCTGTGCCGATACCTTCCAACTTCTCGTAATATGCAGGCTTGAATCTGTCAAGCTCCATATTCAGCATATAGCCTTTCGGTGCCAGCGAGTAGCACTGCTTTCTCAGCGTGTATCCCAGCGGAAACTTCGGTGTTCCGATGCTTATTCCTACCGGGTAATACTTACCGCTCTGCAACTCCTTGTTGCTATACCTGCTAATCCAAATTGCCATCTCAATCACTCCTTTTATGCTGGTTGTTTATAGTTTTATTATACTATACAGACCTGCCTAAGTACACTGAAATAGCCTTATTTAACCGATTGTTCATATTTCCTCTTCGGCTAACTGGCAGGGATTTCGCCCTGCCGTGCCTGCCGTTGGGAAGAAATACAACTGGCTATTTTTAGGGGTGACATTTGGGTTATCGGCTAATTAGCATATTACCACTTGGTAATTCTTTATGCAACCTACTCATTTTCTACCTGGTGCATTTACAGCCACAGGGAGCGTTTAGAAATCCGCACCCAGTAAGTAAATAGCCACAATGCCACAAGCTATTCCTATGTCCTTGTAGACAGTCTTATCGCTTATGTTTTCTACTTCCGAAATCTCCTGCACCGTGTAAGGTTTTTCGTCCAGGTACATCATGCTTAACTCTCTGAAACGTCGCTTCGCCTCTTCGCTTCCGCTCTTTTCACACTCTTCACGGTACATTTCTGTCGCTTTTTCTATCCGAAACACACAGTACAGATCCTCTTCTCTCTTACGTTCCGTATCTTTGATTGTCCTCTCGGACTTTCCTGCTATCTCCCTTGTGTTCCCCATGAGGTCCTCGACGAACTTCCATCTCAATTCTGCCTGCTCTTCCGGTGTGAACTCCTCTCCGTCTGATAACGTCGCCTTGATTCTCCTATACGAACTCAGCAGCTTCTTTGTCTTTCTTACCTTGCTATCTTCCTTCTTACGCTTACGCTCTTCTTTCTTCTGCTCCTCTTTGAATGCCTTTACTCCTTCCTTGGCACCTACTGCAGCAATCTGATTGATCTGCTCCTGCGTGAGAATATAAACAGCCGGTCTTTCCTGGTTCTTCTTTTCCTCCGTTGCCATAATGTCGCCTCCTTGACTCTTTTCGCATTTGCGAGTATAATATTCTCAGTCACGAGTCGTCCTGTCAAAGGGACGGCTTTCTTTTTGCTTAATGGTTTCTTGCTTTGCAGGTTGCGAAGTGTGAGATGTAACCGAAACCTTCTGCTTTCTCTGAATCTACTTTATCAGCGCATACAACCTCGCCTTCCGGCGTTACTATCTTTTCCTTCGCTTTAACTCCTGCTCCTGGCCTGCGGTAGCTTATCATTGTAGGATCAACCGGCATATTCTTTCCGGCTACTGTTCTTACCCACATAATCTGACATCCGCAATTCCTGCAAGTACCAAACGGATTGTAGGACCTCATGGGATTTTCTCACCTCCTTTTCATCATCGTGTATTCTAATGCCTCTTTCAATACTTCGAGGTTTAATTCTTCTATATCGCCACTTTCTATCAAATCCAGCTGTGCTTGATATTTATTTCTCTTCTCTTCGTAGTAATCACATTTTCCGTAGCGGTCACAACAACTTTCGCTCGGACAATCTAGACGATATGACCTTGATCATCTCTGAAATGATACCCACAGTCTCCTTTGAATTTCATACAATTCTTACACTGCATTGGTTGCCATCCTCCTATTCTTTTTTCTCAGACCACGCACAGCCATATAAAAAATATAACCCCTGCCACAAACAGTATCGGGGTAAGCAGCACGATTATTCCTGCTACTATTGTTGCTATCCATTCGCTTACTCTTGTTTCATCGCAAGTATCTACTCCTCCGCACATATACTCTTCGTAATCTTTTGTCTCCGGATTGTATATGCTATATACGCACTCTCCATCGCATCCATACATTTGCTTTCTTCTCTCTATGGCTTCCTGCTCCGTCTCTTTGTGATTCCGCACTCATTTCACCCCCCCCGCTCAATTTTCTTCAATTCTTCGATGCCGATCAGTCTGCAGTCCGGAAGCATGATGCTCACAGCTCCTAGGTTGACTTTCGTTCCTTCAATTCTCATTCTTGGGTAGCCGACAAGCACTTTGCACTCCTGGGCGATTCGATAGGCATTGTCCGAAATTATCTTCCGTATTCTCCTCTGTTCTGCTACTGAGGTTCGCTTTCCGTTTACCGGTATCTTCCGGAACTCAGCCTGCATCTCATTCTCACCTTTGTATATACGCTCATACACGTATATGAAGCCTCTTGCCATATCACTCGCCCTCCGTTGCCGCCTTTCTTCCTGTTTCCTTAATTTCCACTACTGTTCCAGGTCCCAAGTATGCAATCGTAACATCGTGTCCGAAAAAGTCCTTTGCCGCTCTTCTCAGCTTCACTTCGTAATTTGCCATCTTCTTTGCAGCGTGTGCTCTTACCCACTCTCTTGCAAATTTTGCCTGTTCCATATCGCTCTCCGGTGTATTCATATTGCCTCCTTACTTCTTGTTCGGTTTCTTGATTCTTTCAATCTCCTGCAGGGAAGGTTTGCCTACGCACTTCTCCATGCCAGCCGCCAGTTCCGTTGCTCCTGGGTTATTTTTCTCAATCTCATTTGCCAAGTGGCGCAGGACTAAAACAATCAGTCCTGCATCTGCCTTGGCGTATGGAGATATGCTGTTGATAACCCTCTCTGAGTAATACTGCAGACCGTGGCTTACCAGGTTCATTGCCTCTTTTGTCTTACCTTCTGCAATTAACTTATTGCCTCTGTCTACATAACTGCTCATTCTCGGTTTAATCAGTCCCATGCCTATTCCTCCGGATCTTCGTAATCATAACCTTCTGTGTCTGCATCACCCAGGATGTCGTCGGTAATATCCTGCGGCTCTTCCTCGGCTGGTGTATCTCCCGGCTCTTCGCCGTTCTCTTCCGACTGTGTTTCTTCCTCTGCAGGCTGGGTGTCTGTTTCCTCTTCCTCCGCAGGCTTCTCTTCGTCTGCCGGTCCAGGTAACGCCGGTCTTACATCTGCATCGATGTATGTACCGTCGATAATATCCTCGTTGCCTTCGCCTTCCTGCTTCTGATCCTGCATAAAGTCTGAGTCGAAAATCGTTCTCTGCTGGGTGTTTGCGATTGGCTGTAACGCATAGCAGCCAGTCTCTTCATCCATAACCATCTCCATCTCGTTGTTGAGATTTCCACCTTTCTCGTCGGTAATCTTTACTGCAGATGTGACCTTGTGCTTGAACTGCGGCTTGCTGATCTCCCTGGATTCTCCCTTGATATTCGGGTCATAGTTCGGGATAAACTCCTTTACCATGGTAACGTCAATCTTGATTGTCATGCTTCCTTCGTTGGACTGCTTCTCAATCATGTTTCCAAGAAGTCTCTGCAGGACAAAATTCATATCGTGCTTCATATTCTCGAAGGTATTGCTGTCGAAATCCAATTTCTTGTCAAAATCATTCATCACTTACTCTCCTTTGCAATCTTGCCGTATTTGATATTGTTCTCATTCATAAAAGCAATCAGCTGGCCCAACTGCTCCTTAGTTCCGTCTGCAAAGAAACGTACTCTATACTTCTTTTCCTGCTTAGGTTCTTCCTTCGGAGCGAACGGATCAACTGCCTGCTCTGTTGGTGCCGCCTGCGCCTCTCTAGCTATTGCCTGGGAGAATGCCGATCTCTCAATGGACTCGATTACCTTGCCAATTTCGGACTGAGGTTCTGTCTGTTCGACTTCTGCGGCGGCTTCCTGTGCTTTCTTAGCTTCTGCCGCTTTACGCTCCGCTTCTTCTGCCTCACGCTTTGCCTGCTCCTCAGCTTCCTTCTGCTTGCGGATTTCTTCCTGGCGTTTTCTCTCGGCCTCTTCCTCGGCCTTACGGTGCTTGTCCGCTTCCAGTTTTTCTTCCAGGTCTGCCAGCCTCTTGTTCTCTGCCAGGGCCTTGCTGAGGTCCAGGGTCTTGATATACACATCCTTCGCATTCAGCTTATACTTACTATCCAGGCTGTCGATAGTCTCCAAATCCGTCTTAACCGTGTCGATCTTGTCCACGATTTCCTTCTGTGCGGTTGCCAGCTTATATGTCTGATTAAGGTAACGGCTGTCGAAAATCTTTTCAAATGGCAATACCTCGGCCAAATCTCCGATATTTTCATCGTAGGTAGCCTTGATAGCCGCTTTCTTTTCTTCCTTCTGTTTCTCCTCGAACGCCTTTACCTGCTGGTCGATCAGTGCGACCGGCTCATTGATAAGTGCCATGATTTCCTTTAACTCTGCCTCGAACACTGCATAAGGCTCATTGATGATGTTCTTTACCCGCTTTCTTCTCTCCTCAATAGCCTTAATGAGCTTGTTCAGCTCTGCCCTGTCATTCTTCGCCGCCTTAATGTTTTCCTCTGTGTAAACCACATTCTCGTAACCAGCAATCTTGGCTCTTACTGCAGCCTCCAACTCTTCCTTGTTCCACTGAATGCGTCTGAGAAAACCATCCTCTGTCGGGTTAATCAGTCTGAACTCCATTTTCCCTGCCGGTACTACCGCTGTCTCAACAACTTCTGCTTCCACTGTTTCGGTTTTCTTTCTTCCTGCCATTGTCTACCTCCTAAATTTGATCCGGTCCTACGACCTTTATCATCACATCAACCCTCGGCGTTTCTGAGTAAAACTTCCTTACCTGTGCATCCACGACTGCCGAATCATCGTGGTACGCTACCAGGTTTAGACTGTCGCAAACAATCTTGCCGATATTATCCCAGTCCGGCTTCTTGGTTGGTCTGATCCTGTGTTCCAACATTTCCCTGCGCTTCTTCTTGCTGGTGGACTTCGGAATTTCGTAATATGCAATTATCCTTACGTCCAGCATTGCCCCTTCCGGAAACATCTTTCCTTTGGCTGCTTCGTTGTAAAACAGCTTCACCAGGTTTTCATAACTGGTGGTCTCTTTCGGGGTGTACGTCTTAACATACGCCCCAGCTCTTGAAAACTTCGGTCTCTGTTTCCCGAATGGCTGTCCTGGTATTGTGAAACGAATCTGCTTCATATCTTCATCCACTTTCTGCCTCCTATGCCTTGTCGCCAATCTCGGCCGACATCTTATCCGTCACCTTCTTGGCTGTCACCTTCGTTTTTCCGCTTGTTGCTTTGTAGAGTTCTGCCTTATCTGTGCCTTCCTCCACATACACCTTCAAGTAGTAATCTAACTGCTTTCCGGTCTCTGTCTTTTTTCTCTTTCCTGGCCCGACGGTATAACCGTTCTCGTGCAGGATTGCCGTAACCGTCTTGCGATCTTCTAGCTTGTCAATGCTGATTTCTGCCACCTTAATCAATCCCATGCTGTCATTCCTCCATTAAATTCTTCATGGCATCGAACCTCTTCGACGCCGCCTTTTCTCTCCAACTTCTGCCTGCAAACCTTACCGGAAAGCACATCTCAAATATTCTGTCATAGATACGTCTGTATCGGATGTCCTCTGACTCCTGCATATCCTTCAATGTCATATTCGTAGTGAGGATCAACGGCTTTCCGGATAAATACCTGCTGTCGATGATGTTGTACACCTTCTCTAACGCATAATCGGTACTTCTCTCTGCTCCCAGGTCGTCGATAATCAACAGCTTTGCCGCATTCAGTCCCGCCATTATTCTTTCTTCCTCGTCGGGGTTGCCCTGGATGTTCTGCAGTATCTTCACGAATGATGTCATAACCACCGGGATCATCTGATCCAGCAACTCATTCGCAATGCAGGCGGCCGTGTAACTCTTCCCGGTTCCGACCGTCCCCCAAAACAACAACCCTTGGCGTTTCTCGTACATTTCGTCAAACCTTTTCACGTAATTGCCTGCGAGGTTGTAGATTTTCTGATTGTCTCCGTCAACCTGGTATCCGTCCAGCCTTGCCGCTTTCAGCTTGGCGTCCATAAGGCTGCTGGCTTTCAATCTTTCCAAGCGCTGCATTTCCTGTCTCTTCTTTTCTTCCTCTTCCTTGCGTTTGTTCTCCTCAACCTTGCACTTACAGATACATGGAACAATTATCTCCCTGCCGCCGGTAAAATCCGACGCTGGCAACCTGGTCTGCTTTTTGGTTCTGCAGACTCCGCAGTAAAGCAGTCCGTCTTTGCCGATGTAGTCGCCCTCATTCTGCTCTGTCTCGAATGCTTCTGCAGGTAATACCTTCTGCAAATCCAAATTCATCGTCACTCACTCCTTCCGAACGGATTCTCGTTGTCGTCGTACTCTGCTTCGCTCTGTACCGGCTTGTCCTTTGGCAGATAGTCCAGGAACGGCGTTGACTCTCCTAAGAATGTCTTGCCATGCTTTATGTACATTGTCTCTGTTCTCTGCTTCTTACAGTGTGCCGCATAGTTCTTTACCGCTTCATACAACTGCTCGTGGGAGAAGCCATCTTCCAGGCGGGCCTTATACTTCTTGTATGCCTGCCCTTTATCAACCTTCCTCGGGTATGCCTCCCACAGTTCCTCGAAATCCGTGGTGTAATTACCAATCGCCTTATTTGACTTCTGTTCTGCAGGCGGTACCGGTTCTTTCGGCTTCGGAAGTTCCGGCGTTTCTGTGCTTTCTCCTGCCAGTGCTTCCTTCTCAGCCTTCATACGGTTGTAATATTCTCTCTGCCTGTCAGCCTCACTGGACGACTGGCCGATGAAGTTCTGAATATCCATCATGTAAATTGCTCCGTTATCGAGCATCTCGATTAAATCCAGCTTCTTGAATACATCCAATGCTTTCTCGACGGTGCCTACCTGGTGCCCTGTCAAAGTTGCCAGGATTTCCGGCGTGTACGGAATCACATTTCTATACATCAACCTGCCGGAATTGCTCAGGCTTTTCAGATAGAGTTTCAGCAGGATATTGCTGTATAAATATCCATCCTTCATACTCTCCAAAATCTTCATCTCGTCCGTGTCGAAAAAGTCCTCTTTCAGCTTTAGGTAGTAATATTTTCTGTTGTCTGCCATTCAGTCACCTCCTATCTCCTTAAATGCCTGCTGTCAAGTCCATAATCGAGATCGGCTTCTTTAACACTCTGTTGTGTCTGCAGCAATCGCACAATTCGCATCTGTCCGGCTCAACCTCTCCATTCTTAACTCTGAGGATTCTCGGCATATTCATTTCTACCATGTGCAACGCTTCCTGCAGATAGTTGTCTGTTACGTGGATAATGCGGATGTCCGGCTCTGTCTGCTTCGTTGCTCCTGCAATGAAGAACGGCAACTTCTCGCCTGTATTCTGTCTCACGATTTCCTGGTAGACCGCACCCTGGATGTCGTAACCCCAGTAACGGACAAAATCGAGGTGGTCGATGTCTTTTACCCACTTCAAATCCGTAATGGATGCCATAACCTTCAAATCAACGATAGCCACTCCCGGAATGTATGAGTCCATCTTGATCTTCCACTTCGCTCCGAACAATTCTCCTGTCATAATGACCTGCTTCTGACCGCTCATATACTTCATGAAGTATTCGTCTCGCTCAATACGTGCAATGATCTCTTCTGCCTGCTTGAAGTTCGCCTTTAACTCTCCCTTCTGAGTGAAGATTTCCGGATTGTCCTTTTTGAACTGTTCCAGGCTTCCCTCGAAATAACTGTCCACATAGCTTCCTACCAGCAGTGCTGTACTCTTTTCATCCTCCCAGCGTCCGTTCAGTTTCTCCATTCCGTAGAACTCGCAAGGCATCTTGCCGTAGGTTCCGGCAAAATCCTTGTACCCTGATACGCTCATGTACTCCTTGTTAGCCTCCTGGCTATAATAATTTTCTGATGTCAGTTGCATTCTTCTTCCTCCTATTCAACCTCTTCCAAATCTAAGCCGCCGATCTGCTGTTCCTCTTCTTTCTGCTCGATATTACCGAACGGGTCCTGTGCCTCTACGATGTCTGGCTGGTTGTCACCGTAACTTCCTTCGCCGTCCCCGTCGTAAACCTTCTGATCGTCCTGGATTGCTCTCTGCATATCCACTGACAAAATACCCCACTTGCTGAGGAGCATCTTAATAACCGTCTTTAATGCCATTGCCTCAAAATCTGTCGTCCACTTACTGCCCTTCTTGTTATTTTCCAAGTCGTATCTGTACGCTGTCGAATACTTGCGGGCATGGTTCTCAACCTCTGCCGTTGTCATAAACAGTTCTTTTCTGAAACCGGTTAATAACTTAAACCAGGCATAATAGCCAGCGATGTTCTCCGATTTTCCTTCGGCTCTCTGCGTACACTTCGAGAAATCCGTCACAAACTCAACCTCTCCGGTAATCGGATTGTATGAAACCAGCTCGTCCTTATAGACAACCGAGCAGTTCATCTTTTCATAATATCCGGAGCGGATCGCCAGCTGGATAAATCCCTTGTACATCATCTGAAACTGTGCTTCCGGATGTTTCTCCCACTGTCTCGTCTGCGGATTGTACTTATTGTTGTTGTAAGGCACGATTGCCGCAAACCCTAAATTGCTGTCAATCGGCAAATCGTAGGTTGCTGCTACAAACGCTGCGCTCATGATCGTTGTTGCCGGGCATTTCTTTAACTGTGCTGATCCAGCAACCACATTCGTAATGGATGCTAAAAACTGCGGTGCTTTCTGCCCTAAGACTTCCGTAAATTTCTTCTTTACTGCGTCCTGGGAAATCATGCTCTTAACCTGCTCTGCTACACTTAACTGCGTTCCCTGCTGTGTTGCCACTGCATTCTGTTCTGCCATACTACCTTTCCTCCTTTTCTGCTTCCGTGAGGCTTTCGCCACACAACTTTAATATTTCTTCTGTGCTCATATCATCCACGCATTCTTCACAAATCTTCCCTTCCGGAGAATCCCAAAACTTATCTCCTGCCAGGATTCCATACCCGCATTTCACACATTCGTGAACCGGTACCGGCTCCGGTGCGTTCGGGCATCTTGGATGGCATGGGTTCATACCGCATTCTGCACACATATTCCTTCTGCCTCCAATCTTTTCAAAAACGTCGTAGCATTTACCGAGCATCTGAACAGATAGTTCTTAACCTCGTCCTTGAATAACAACGGCAGGTATTCCTCTCTGTTCTCAATCTTGCATATATCCATCTTCCGGTTGCACAACCATAAGATTTGCTCAGCCTCTTCATCTGAGATGTGAATTTCTTTCTCTCTGTACTCGTCTACAATTTTCTGCAACTCTTTGCTCATAGGCTTTCTCCTCTCTCCATTCTTCAATGAAGTCCGGCAGGTACATTCTCGCCTCATTTACAAAATATCCGACGATCATCACCACTGGTAAAACCAGCCACTCGCCGCCGTAGGCTTTATATCCTCTCTCGATGTACGCTGCTTCAACCGATACTTTTGTGAGGGCCAGTCCCAGGCTTACCCAAAACCAATACAGTCTCACAAATCTTCTGACTTTCTTTCTAAATCTTCTCATACCGCCTGTTCCTTTCACTTATAGAAGTAGTGCTTGCCGTACTTGAAAAGAAATTCCAAATTCTCACTGTGCCACTTACTGTCGCTCTTGCTCTCAAAATACAAAGCATCCTGGCTTTCGTTCCAATGGTCTACCTGGATCAGCTTCAATGCTTCGTAACACTCCTCGTCCGGCTCTACTGCATCGTATCTTCCGTTTGCAACTGGACTGAACTGGTTCTTCTGAAAAATCACTTCCTCGATTGTGTCCGGGAACTCATTGCTCCAAACCCTGTTGAGGACTACCAGCATAACCAGTGCCTTTCCTTTCACGCCTTCGCTCTCAGCTTCGGCCATCGCTATCTTACATAGCAGGTAGGAATCGTCCTTGTCCCAATCCATACTTGCAATCAACGGTTCTTCTGTCTCAACTGCCTTTGCTGTCTCCGTTGGCTGTGTTGTCTCTTCGACCTCCGGCATATACGTCGTCTCTGCCACTTCCTCTGTGGCTATGTAGACCGGCCGGCTTTTTTCTTTCTCCTGCCCGAGCGTTTCTGAAATGCCACTTACTGCAAAACAGGCAGCTCCGACCATCGTTGCCATTCTTGCCGCAAACAATATTCTTCGCTTACTTGCTTTCTTCAATTCTGAACTCCTTTCCGGCGTTGCTCCGGCTTACTTGCCGTTCAAATACTTCTCTCCGGCAATTTTCATTTCGCTTATTACCTCTGTCATCTTTTCGAGCTGCCCGATGATTTTTTCCAAGGCTGGTAATTCATCCTTTGTGATTTTTCCATCTGCAGTTATCTCGATCAGACTGTCTCGCATATTCTTCAATGAATCCTCATTGAAGTTCTGCAAAAGCCTTAGTGCAATTCCTTCTAAACTTTTTTCTTCGGTTGCCAGTGGTAGGAATCCGTGTACCGGGCATTCTCGCATACAGTACCCAGTAATCAATTCCGGGGCGTTGTATAGGTCAGCCATAAGCACCACCTTGTCCACCGGGACAACCTTCGTGTTGCCAAGCTCATAATCTGCCAATGTCGAAACCGATATTCCCAACAGTTCTGCAGCTCCTTCACGGCTCCATAGCCTCTCGTTGTACGTTGCCGCCTTTTTCCTGGCCTGGAAATACATATTTGTGTTCTCGTTTGTAGGGCCTCTTCCCATTTCTTGTTACCTACCCTTCCGCTATAATTTACTTATCAGCTGGAACAGCGACCAGGTTGATTCCGAGCAGGTTATTCACCCCGCTTACGATTGCTTTGTTCATCATCTTGCCGTTAATTACCAGTGACAGCCGATCCCTGGAGACATCCAGCTGCTTCGCCAGCTCATTGACGGTCATGCTCTGTTTTACCAGTTCCACCTTCACTGTCTGACACCATTCATCGGACGGTGTTTCGGTTCTCTCCGGCAGTCCTTCCGTTCCAAGCACTTCGTTGATCTTCTCAGCAATCATCTTGTAGCTTGAATTGGAATATCTGCCATTGACGACCTGGGAAACAGTTGCATTGCTGTAACCGATTTTTTCGGCCAGCTGCTTCAATGTCATGTTGTGGTCGATCACTGCCTTCTTAACAGCTTTGCCCCACTGTGATGTTTCCTGCTTCATGCTTGCGTTTCACTCCTTTCTCGCATTTGTGTAAAAACTATTTATCTTTTCTGATTTGCGTGCTATAATGTAAGTAAACCTCTTTACAAACTCGCAAACAGATGCACGAAATACACGCACAATATCTCAGCTCGCAACTTTGAATTGTTTTGTATTTCATGTATTTATTATAACACGTATATGCGAGTTTGTAAATGTTTTTACTCTTATTTGCGTATTATTTTCGTATCGGAGGTTGCCTATGGAAATCATTGAAAGAATCACAGAAACCCTTGAAAAACGGGACAAAAAAGCCACTGACCTGTGTGATCGTCTCGGCATACGCACGTCCACTATGTCTACCTGGAAAACTCGCAATAGCGACCCGCCAGCAAAGTACATCAAACCTATTGCTGACTTCCTGGGCGTGTCCGTTCATTATCTGCTCACCGGCGAAGAGGCTCCTGCACGCAAGCTCACTACTGCAGAAGAGGACGAACTTCTTGAATTGTACCGGGCGTTGCCGGAGAACAAAAAATTTGAATTTATCGGGGAACTCAAAGGCTTCTTGAAAGCCTACACAGAATCTCAGAAATATCTCGATAAGGAAAAAAGATTATCAGTTTAGAATGGTACCGACTTTACGGCCGGTATTGAGGAGATGTGCCTATGAATAACAAATACTTTGAGCTGGCACGCAATGAGGAGAGGTCCGGGAACGATGCCGCTGCATTGCTTCTGTATCTCTCCTCTTTTTGTGACAGCTGTAATCGTGGTACCAGGAATACTTCCTACGGTACTATCGCAAAAATCCGTCTCCTGCAGCGTAAACTTATGCTTACTGATCTGCAGCTGTTCGGACTGATCCGCTCCTATGGTCCGCTTTCGGATTTGGAGTGCAGGAAACTATTGGACTACTCCATACGTGGTGCCGGTCTGTCCGGTTACGCCTATGGATATTAACAGATTCTCAGAGCGTCTGTCTCAATGTATGCAGGAACGCCACTTGAACGGTAACGACTTGGCTACTCTTTCCGGCGTGACTGCAGCTACAATTTCACGCTACCTTAACGGACTGCGAACGCCTACTGTCGATAATGTCATTCTCCTTGCAGATGCACTCGACGTTTCCGTAGACTACCTTCTCGGACTTCATAATGTCCCGGACGATAAAATGCTCGTGTCCTTGTATTCAATCGCTTCCAGCGACGATAAGCGTGTCCTATGGACGCTCCTGGAAAGATACGGAGGAAATCATGGAACAACTAAACGGAAATGAACCATTTACCCTGCACGGTTCCGATACTTCTATCATCCTGCAGGACTTTTGGCGTTGGGCGTATTCTGATCTGCTCAACAATACTCACCGTGGAGTGCTTGCGGAATTTCTCGTACACTCCGCTCTCGGAACAAAGGATGTCGCACGTGCCGACTGGTTGCCGTTCGACCTTACCTCTCCATCCGGTCTACGGATTGAAGTCAAGTCGTCTGCCTACCTGCAGGCATGGACTCCGGAAGATGTGTTTTCGCAGATCATCTTCGACATCTCAAAGAAACTTGCCTGGGATGGAGCTACCTACGCCTCTAAAGCTATGCGTAATAATGATTTGTATGTGTTCTGCGTCTTTACCGCTCGTACACGTGATGTTTCAATTCTGGACCTGGACTACTGGGACTTTTATATGCTCCCTACATCGGTTCTTAATGAGAAGGTGCCGGAACAGAAGAAAATCTCTCTGTCATCTCTTCTCAAACTGGAACCAATCAAAACAGATTTCTCAGGCCTGCCTGCGGCTGTGGAATCAGTAAGGTTACCGGATGAAACTACCTAA